GTGGGGGTCAGGTTGTGGATCAGGTTTGGGATCAGGTTGGGGATCAGGTTGGGGATCAGGTTTGGGGTCAGGTTGGGGATCAGGTTGGGGATCAGGTTGGGGGTCAGGTTAGGAATCAGGTTTGGGATCAGGTTGTGGATCAGGTTGGGGATCAGGTTAGGGATCAGGTTAGGGGTCAGGTTTGGGGTCAGGTTTGGGGTCAGGTTGGGGATCAGGTTGGGGATCAGGTTGGGGATCAGGTTAGGGATCAGGTTAGGGATCAGGTTAGGGGTTTAGATTATTTCTCTTTTTCTGATTATGGAAATTATTCTGATTTTGGGTGGTTATCTTTTTATTCATATTTTTTAAATAATTTTGATTTTTATACAAAAAGCCAAAAAGAAAATTTACAAAAAATGATTGATTATATAAATATTGGTGTTTTCATGTCGATACAGTTAAGGGGGTTTTGTATTGTTTGCCCAGTCCCTATATTAATGAAACGAAATAATGCTAACGACCTACATTGTGAAGATGGCTATGCTTGTCAATTCAGCGATGGTTACGGATTTTATGCCTTAGATGGTGTTAGGTTCAGACCAAAGCACGAAAAATTATACTGGAAGATAGTTAATCATGAGTTAACACTACCCGAGATATTAGCAATTGAAGATATAGATGTAAGAGCAATTTCCTTGAAATATTGCAACGCTCAACAAATTATTGACGATTTAGGCGATAATGCTGAGTTGCTAGATGAGGCAACCAAAGAAGCTGAATACTTAGAACGAAAAGCCGTGTCGATTATAAATGGGGTAGCGACTATTAATTTTGACAAGAAAGTTAAAAAAGTTTTATCTTACAAACTTTACAAAATTACGATTAAACATATTTTTGACCAGCCTGAATATATGATTGTGTATCCACACGCTAGTTTAGACGGACTTTCGTACTGGAAAGGTGTACACCCAGATATTGCAAAAGACGGAGCTTTGGCAAGTATCGCTAATAATCATAACATGACAACAGAAGAATATTTATCAGCAACTTCACAATCTTAACATGTCTAAAATTAAATCAATTAAAATTCCTTTAGATGTTTGGAGACAAATTATTAATCAAGCAAAAAATGAAAATAGAACAACCTCTAATCTTATTATTTATATTTTAATGCAATTTTATAAAAAAAACTAACTAAACCATAAAAAATTTATTTGTCAAAACCTCAAATCTGTGTTTTAGTGTTTTCGAGGGGTTTAACCTTGGTCGGAGTTTTATTACAATTTTACTCCGATTTTTAAATTTATGCCTAAAAAAACAAAAGCTATTCCAGTGATGACAAAAATTAAAGAAGAATATTTGCTTGGAATTTCGATTGAAAGGCTTTGTGAAAAGTATAAAAAAACCAGAGAAGAGGTTTTTAGAATTGTTAATAATATAAATTATGACTAAAATTTCAGAATTATTACAATTGCCAAGAATTGATTTTGATAAATTAATCTTATTACCTTTTTCAGATAGTGAGTATTATAAAACTAAAGAATCTCTAATGTTTGATGTTTTAGAGGAGGTTAAATTAGATTATTATGTGGCCAATATATCAATTAGAGAGCCGGACCAAACAATTCAAAGATTCTGGGCAGAAGCTTTTACTAGATCAGAAATAATTCAGATTATCGAAAACAATTTAAAGTTGTTAAAAAAAGTTGGTTGTTTTGACTTAGGTTATTCTGCATATTTTAAAATTTCAAAACAAGATTTTACTTACTCAAAACGAATTGAAAATATAAATTATGACTAGCCCAACCTACACAATCGGAATTGACCCTGGTGTTACAGGAGCTTGGGTTTTGCTTGAAAATGGTAAATATTTTAAATCTGGCAAATTTCCAAAAAGAGAAGATGGCTTGATTGATCATTATACTTTATATGACGAAATAATTGACCGAGTAATTAAATATATTGTCACTCCTCCAACCTACATCGAAAAACCCTTTGCTTTATCTGTTAATGGAGGTGTAGAAACTATTTGGAGAAATTACCAATCAGTTTATTTGGCTTTTAGCCACAAAGGTGTTGACCCAACAGAAATTCTACCTAAAGAATGGCAAAAGATTTTAGCCTTTGATAAAATAGACAAAAAGATAAAAGGCAAGGAACGAAAACAATTAATCAAACAAAGAGCTTTAGACTTTGCTACAAGGCAAGAACCGAAAATTAATTGGTACAACATAGGCAAAAAAGGCCAAACCCTTACTACAGTCAACGACGGGCTTGTTGACGCTTATTGTATAGCTTATGCGGGGTATTTAATTGAAAGTTTATGACATGGTTTGACAATTTAATCTGCAACACAATTTTTGAATTTTTATTAAACAAAAATGAATTTGAAAAATGGCTTAAATCTTTATCTGGTGAAGATTTAAAGAAATTATACACTTATCACACTAACCAAGAAGTATTTAGGCTGTTTATGCACTATGTTAAACCAAGTCAAGATTATTTTAAGAAAAATAAAAGTTAAAAAAATATGACTAATTTTAAAAAACTCAAAACTGAGTTAAAATCAAAAACAGAGCTTTACACCCATTACAAAGAACTTTACTATACCTCTTTAGGAGAGTTAAAGTTTGAAAAAACTCAAGTTGATTTTTTAGTAAATTCTTTAAGAGAAATTGAAAAACTTGCAGAACAAAAAGTCAACCCTATTTTGATTTCTAAAGTTATAAATAATAGTTTGGAAAAACATTATTACAATAAGCTAATTCATACAGATTTACTTTTTAAATAATATGACAGTACACCCCAACAAAGGCACAATCTGGTTTGATAAATTTGTGGAGGAACACAAACAAGAAATTTTAGAATACGGCAAAAAATTAGACCAGCAAATTGTCAAAAAAGGGAAGCTAAGTTTTAGCTTAAAAGACAAGATTTTTGATTGGAAAATTAATTGGAAATCAAAGCCTAAAAAGTTGCCTAAGTTTAAAAGTTTAAAGAAATAGTTGACACACTTTGTTTAAAGTGCTTTAATGGTTTTATGTCTCAAGCAAAACCTATAATCACTTTTATTAGTTGGTTTCTATTAGCAACCGTAGCAATATTTATTTTAAGTATTATTTTGTCAGCTTTTAAGTTAGTCAACCTTCCTTTTTATCAATTCAATAGAAATATTGATAGAAATGTTGGAATTATTGATCGTGTAAATAATCCTGACAGATGTTTAGCAATTAATAAAGAATTTCAAGAGCTTAAAACTGATATTTTACAAGTTAGAGATACCCAAATTCCTAACAGTCAAATAGCTTTAGAAAGCTTTAAAAAAGGCTTGCCAGAAGATCGTACTAAATGGGATTTCCCAACCTCTCAAGGTTATAACCAACTAAACAGCCAATTACTTGGTCAACAGCAATATTTATCAACTTTACAAGGCAAATATGAAGCCTTTCTCAAAAGAGAAGACACCGCACCTTGTAGAGATAACTTACCCTTATTTATAAATCTAAAATAATTATTTTTTTATGTTCAAAAACAACTCAACCAAACTTATTGCATTTATTTTACTAATTGCTTTAGCTATTACTTCACCCTTGCCAAGCCAAATCAAAACACTCTTACAGCCAATTCAAGTTGTAGCTGGTATCAATGATCAGCCAAGCAACCAAAGCACTCAAACTCAAGAGGCTACAGCGACAGAGGAAAACCAAAAAAGACTTACTCAGTCAGTTCCGCCTCCAGTCTTGCAGGATTCAATCGAAAGACGAAACCTAAAAGAAAGATTAAACAGAAATAACAAAGCTGATAAAATAGGCTATGTGTTCTTGCTTAGTGATACTGGTTCAATAATTACTAGCTACACAATTAAAGGTAAAGTAAGCTCTCTTAACAGCTTATTGACAACCCCTCAACAGTTAGTAGCTGATAACTGGTGTCAAAATAAAAAAGGGAGTAACACAGCTTGTCAAAGTCAAGTTGTAGATAGCCCAGATTTTGATGGGTCTTACGGTAAAAATCCAGAAGGGGTTTTCTTTTTTACTACTGACGGAAACATGGTCGAGTGGTCTGGTAAATATCTTTACTCAGAGCAACCAATGACTTTAAGTTCTGCTCCAGTTTTAACTTACCAAGTAAAATAATGTCTTTAATCCTTAATATTTTACATTATTCAATTTATTTTATCAGTTTTTTTGCTTTAATATCAATAATTTTTAAAGGTAACAAAGCAAAATTAGAAAGTTATTATATTGCCAGTTTTTTATTAATCCAGAGTATTTATAATGGTTGCCCAATAACAACTATACAAAATTACTTTTGGGTTCAAGAAGGTTACAACCCAGCAAAAAACGAATTTATTTTAACCAGCTTATATCCTGAAAATGTTAATTTATTGCGAATTACTACTCTTGCTATTTCCTTATTTTTAATTTTTAATGTCTCTAAAACACCCACAACCACACATCCGCAAACAGCTTTACCTAGCTAAAAATGATGTCCTAAAAGTAGTAAAATATTTAAAGTCAATTAACTTAAAGTTTTCAACTTGGGTAGCTTTAAAGATTAAAGAATTGATAAAAGAAAAGAATCTGTAATATGTCCAACCCTTTTGAAGAGCTTTTTGGCTCATTAAACCCACAAAAACCCATTGAAATACCTAGCCAAAATAAGTTGGCAGATATGATCAAAAAACTCAAAGAAATGCCTAGAAATACCCCAAAAGAGAGGCAAAATAAGATTGATTTTATGATTGAGATTAATAATTATGAGAAAAGTTTATATTCGACAAAAAGCAAAAATTAAACTAATATAAAACTCTATGCAAAATTTACACGAAATTAACAACAAATTTTCAAATAAACTTTCTAAGTTTGGGACTCTATTAGAGAGCTTACATAGAATTAAAACAAGCCTCTACGAACCAGCTGAAGAGCCAATGCAAGACGGAGAAGCCGAATTAACAAAAGCTAGTGCTGTTGGAGTAGTTTATTGGTTAAACAATAATGTCGATAGATTAGATTATTTACTCAAAGACTTGGAAGAAACTGTCGAAAAGCTTACTTTAATTACTCGCAATGACTTAAATGAAGGTGATACAATTGGCAGTTTGCCAAAAAGCAAAAATTAGTTTTTAATACTATTACCTTATAGAGAGAAGGAGGTAAAAGCATTTGTGTTTTTAGACATATAAATATTAGTATATATACTAATAGCCCTCGCTCTCTCGGGGGTTATTTTTATGTCTCTAAAAATTTTTAACAAAAACAACGACTTAGTAATTTCTAGTTTGGAAATAGCTAGTCAGCTTGGGGTTGAACACAAATCAACTTTACAAATAATTGAAAAATATTCCGTTAAGTTAGAACTTTTTGGAAGGGTCGCAGAGCAAACAGATTATTTTAAAACTAATGGTGGAACTCAAAAAAGAAAAATTTATTATTTAAATGAAAACCAATTTAAGTTTATATTATCAAAAACCCCTGCTAACTGTAAATGCAGAGGTGGAATATTATATAAAGATTTTGGTAAAACCCCTAATCGTAAAATAGTTTATTACGATCATGCTGACCCAAATTGTCCAGTTATACCTCAATTTCGAACTAAATAATATGTCCCGCAAACTAGCAACAATCCAAACAATCAAAGAACTTTTACCAATTCCAGGAGCAGACTCGATCGAGCTTGCAACCTTCGAAAATATAGGCTGGAAATGTGTAGTCAAAAAAGATGAATTTCAGATTGGAGACAAAGCCGTTTATTTCGAAATTGACAGTCTTTTACCCTTGACTCCAACCTTTGAGTTTCTAGCTAAAGGAAATACCCCTAAAAAAATGACTTTAGACGGCGGGGAAGTTGTAGAAGGTTATAGGTTAAAAACTGTTAAACTTAGAGGGCAACTTAGCCAAGGTTTGGCTTTGCCTATTGCTAGAGTATTTTTAAGTAACCACAAATACGAAATAATAATCAAAGAAAGCCTAGCAAAACCTAGAATTACAGTTACCCCAGATAGAGTAACTTTAAAGTTCCAATCTGAAGAGCAAAGAAAGCAAAAAGAGTTTATAGCTTTAGGCTTTGTAGTAGATATTTTAGCAAATAATAAAGTTTTACAATCATATAGAAAAGCGGACGATTTTGATGACTCTGAAATAGTTTTATTTTCTGATAAAAACGATAAGCATATCCACGCCACAAACTTTTTTCAAGATAACAACGAGGATTTATCCGAAATTTTAAACATCTACAAATACGAGCCACCTATCAGCCCAGAGCTTGCAGGAATTGCAAAAGGCAACTTCCCAAGTTTTATACCCAAAACAGATGAAACTAGAATACAAAACTGTTGGGATATGGTGCAAAAATACAAAGATCTGGGGTGGTATGCAAGCATAAAATACGATGGAAGTTCTGCTACTTTTTACAAAAAAGATGGTGAGTTTGGAGCTTGTAGTCGTAATTTAGAGTTAAAAGAAACTGAGTCAAATACATTTTGGCAAATTGCAAACAAATTTGATTTAAAAAACAAGCTTCCTGAAGGTTTTGCTGTTCAAGGTGAGGTTTACGGCGAGGGAATCCAAAAAAACCCACACAAAATAAAAGGTACTGATTTTAGGGTGTTTAATGTTTATGATATAAATGAAGGAAAGTATTTGGATTTTGACGATATGTATGAATTTGTTAAAAAACTTAAAACCCACTGTGTAGATACTTTTGACGATCATATTACTGGATTTTGTCATGAATTAGAAAATAAAACTATGCAAGAGTTGCTAGATTTAGCAGACGAAACAGAGCTTGAAGGTTTAGTTTTTAGACCCCTAAAAGAAATTACAGACCCAAGTTTTGGTCGGGTAAGTTTTAAAGTAATTTCAAATAAATATTTGCTTAAAAATTAATATGTCCACACTTCCAACCCCAAAATTAATTAATATATGTTTTTTAAAAAAAGATCTATTATTGATCAAGAAATCTTAAAGCTTCATGATTATATTTTAGCTAACGGAAGTGACAATATAAGTCTTTACAATGGCGATCATGTTGAAATTGCAAAACGCTTTTATGTTAAAATCTCGAAAGAAGAACATGATATTTTACAATCTGCAATAGACCAATTTAATGAAAATAATTGGCAAGATTTGGCTCATAAAAAAACCTTAATTAAAGGTTTAAAATATTTAAAAATACTATAATTATGTCTCACCTCTCATACTCAGAAATCCTAAAAAACATTGAAAACGGCAATATAATTGCTGACGGTGTCAAACCAGAGCAAATCAAAGATCAATCAATTGATGTTAACCTTGGTAGGTATATTTTTATTAGAGAAGAATCAGTAAAATTTAGCTTTAAATTTTTTAAACAATATCTTTGGTTAATTTTTGTTGCTAAAAGAATTGAATTTAAAGGTTTAGAATATTTTATGATTGAATTAAATCATAATAAACCATTTTGGGCAATTCCTGGAATGTTTATTTTAGCATACACAAACGAGTTTATAGGCACTGTTGGAGGCTCTAACCTACAACCATCTTTTAAACTCAAATCTACAAGTGCTAGAAGGGGAATACAGCACCCTTTAGCTGGTCTTGGTGAAGTTGGTTTTTTCAATCGCTGGTGTTTGGAGTTGACTTTTGCCGTGCCTGTAGAGTTACGACATGGCGACTTAGTTGGTCAAATTTATTTTGATACAGTTATTGGCAAGCCAAGTGATTATGCGGACAAAGGAAGCTATCAATCAATTTCAGATTTAAAAAAGCTAAAAGCTGAATGGCAACCTGAAGACATTTTACCAGGTAATATTAAAAATGTTTTATGACCGAAATTTATGTGTTACAATACGAACCTTTTATTAATTGGCTCAAAAAAAGAAATACGAAAATAAGCAAAAAGTGTCTTAAAAAAATATACAATAATGAATTTGAATTTTGTGCTGTCGATAATTTCCTTTCTGTTATTACAAGATATTCACCTTATGCAACTCCAGATTATTTTGAAAACCAAATTAATATTTTTAATAAAAACAATTAAAAACATTTTATGATCAAATCTACAATCAACACAACCAGCGTTTTCAAACCTGAATCTTTTCTAATTGTAGATGAATCAGTTAAAAAAATAGCAGAAATGGCAAATAACATCTCGACAAAAATTCAAATTGAAATGAAAGTTGTAATAAAACCAAAGCCAAAATACATGCCAAAATTTTTGTATAATTGGTTGATTAAAGAATTGTTTTATATTAAGCGTAAAGACAATATTTTATGATCAAGCCTACAATTAACATAGCCCACCCTACAGAAATCAAGTATGATGACAGAACCTATAAACTAAACCACCCCTTGGAAATCTTTGTAATCGTCGGAAAAGATGGTGACAATCTTTTTAGCTGTAAAGAGCTAGACATGACAGCTCACGGCGACAGTTTTGAATCCGCAAGAGAAGCTTTTTGTTTTACCTTTGACGCTACTTACAAAAACTATGCGGAGGAATCTGATGAGAAATTGACTGTAAAAGCTAAAAAGCTAAAAAAGAAATTACTAGAACTTGTTAAAGAAATTTTATGATCCAACCCAGCCAAAAAATGTTAAACGATGTAGCACAAAAATTACATGGCAGACAGTACAGAGATGAAACAACCAAAGAAATTGAAGAGTACTGTGCCTTAAACAACATTGTTATACTGTTTGGAGCCTCTGATGACCTCGCAGAATTTAGAGGAGCTGTAGATGACGAAATTGGTTGTTTTGACGGCGGAGAAATAGCCGAAAATCCTTTTATTGAAGCAATTTTTGCACCAGAAAATAAACCTGAACAAACTTGGGTTTATAAACTCCCAGAAGATCTTATAAACGCTACTTTTGATATATTTAGAGATGACGAAGTATATTGTACAGGGGTGGTATTTTTTAAACCTACAGATTTTAAATCAAAAAATGAAAATTAAAAATATTCTATGACCGAATCCTACACCCCACCATACCAACCAAAAATTGAACCAGAGGCAATTGACCTTTTAACTGTTCAAGTGGAAAAGCAAATGAAAGAATGCAACGAAACTATAGCTAAAATAGATATTTTGACAGCTAGGTTAAAAGTACAACAAGAAGGGCTACAAATGACTTTAAACAATCTAAAATTAGAAAAGCTTAAACAGTCTAGGGAAGGTTATAGTAATTTAGAGGTTGGGAGTGTATGATTGGTATCCCCTACATGGGAAGTAAAAGAAAATTAGCAAATAAAATTGTTGATTATATTTTAACTCACAACCCACAAACAAAATATATTTACGATGTTTTTGGTGGAGGTGGTGCTATTAGCTTTGAATTTATGCAAAGAAAGCAAATTAAACAAGTCTATTATAATGAATTAAATACTGTGGTTTGTAACCTACTCAAAAAAATACAAAAAGACGGAGTTACAGATGAGTTTTACAATTGGATAAGTAGAGAAGAATTTTTAGAGCTTAAAGACGGTACAAATTGGAAGTCGGGGCTTGCTCAAACCTGCTGGAGTTTTGGAAATAACCAAAAAAACTACCTTTTCGGAAAAAATATTGAAGAAATAAAAAGACAAGCCCATGAATTTTTACTCGCAAATGGTTATTTAGAAAACCCAAATAAAAGAATAGAATTAATAAATAAGTTTAAACAAATAGCTAAAATAGAGGGTAGGTTTGAACTTCAACAACTTGAACAACTTAAACAACTTGAACGACTTCAACAACTTCAACAACTTGAACAACTTGAACAACTTGAACAACTTGAACAACTTGAACGACTTGAAATAACAAACTTAGATTATCAACAAGTAGAATTTACCACCCCAAAAAATGAAACTATAATCTATTTAGACCCTCCTTATATTGACACAGCTAAATACCAAAAAGGGCTAGATTATGATCAAATGTATAGTTGGATTGATAAATTAACCAAAGAAGGCTACAAAATATATTTATCGAGCTACAAAAGCCCACTTATAGAAGTGGAACAATATGTACATAGAAGTATTTTATCGGCAAAATCAAATAATCGGGTGTGCGAAAAACTTTTTACAAACTTGCCAGATGAAAATTTAAAACTTTTATGATCCCCATAACAGTCTTTTTTAAAGTAATAAATAACCAATCAAAAAAGGTTGTAATTCACGAGTGCGTAACCTTCAAAAACTACGAAAATGTCCCTAAGATTTTACCTATTTATTTGCGGGAGAAGTATTTTGTGGATCTACATTTTCACACTGTTCAGACTTATGATTGGTGGTGCAATCCTGAGCATAGAGAGTTTCTGCTATCAAAAATTCGAGCAAAGTCATAATTTTTTAACTCTTTCTAGGATTTCATCTATTTTTTTTGTTTTTCTAGTTGCCATTGCAAGATCATAAATGGCTGTAGTTAGGTTATCAATTTTTATATTTCTTTCTTGGATTTCTATTTTTAGTTTCTCATTTTCTACTTCAAGGCTAGAAATCCTGATTTTCATTTCTTTTATCTGTTCCTCAATAAGTTTTTTTACAAAGTTACTAATCACTATTACAGCTCCCCACAAAATTCCTATTGCGGTTGCCAACCCACTTATTGCTACAATAAAATATTCTACAGTCATTTTATAAGGTATTTAATTTAGCTAAAATTTGGTCAAGTTTTTTTGTTTGAGTCTTATCAATCTTATCGACTCTATTTTCTAAATGTTCCATTGTTTGAACTAAAATATTATTTTGAGCGTTAAGTTCTAGTGTGTTTTTTGCATTATCTCCTAACTCAACCCAAACTACAACTAAAAAAAATATAAAAAAGGTCAAAGGTAGCGATAAATATAGTCCAAAAAAAACAGGCATTTTATTTCTTTAAAAATTTTAAAAATCTCAAAACCATAACAAAAAGAGCGGTTGCCCAAAGGTTAAGGCTTGTCATTAGTATATAATACATTAAAGTCGTTGGTTCGGTATATTTTCCATAGATCAAAACAATAATAGGGTTTAAAAAGAAAAAAACAACTACAAAAGAAATAGTAAAAGGGCTGTCCGTTCTCGGAAATTCGTGTGTGAAAAACTCTTTTACTTTGTTCATATTTTCTTTTCTGCTTCTTTCCTGTTATTTTTAGCTTGCTCTTGCAAGTAACCAGCCAAAACAACCCCAGCTGAAATTGCTAATTTGCTAAAGGATTCCTCGCTAAAATCTCCAGTTGCTAGATAAATTTGCACCATTTCCCAGACTCCAGTGCTAGCAAGCACACCTGCAAGGGCATAAGTTCCAGATCTAGCCGTGTCAAAAAATGATCTTTTCCAGATTGGTAGGGGTTGGGCTGGTTGAAGGGTGTCTATACTATGTACATCCTTTGAGGGTTTATTTGCTACAAGCAACATTTCAGTCAAACTTTTATTTTCCTTTTCTAAAGAATCTAATTTATTTTGCAACTCCACATTAACAGGATTGGCTATTTCAACAGTTTTTGGCTCTTTTTCTAATTCAGCTTTTAACCTAGCTATTTCTTGGTTAGCTCTGTCCAAATCATCTCTTGGAGCTTTTCCAGCAAAAGTTAGCAAATAACTTGCATCTTCGTTATTTACACTTTGTAAAAGCATGTTTTGAGTTGTTGGGTCAAATCCTATGGTTGGGATTGTTTGAGTTAGTTTGTCTTTAAACATATCGGTTTCTGAATTAATATTAAGTTGTTTGTCTTCGTAAGTTTCCCATCTACAGTCTGGGTGGTTAGTATCTCCACCGTATAAACTAGGCTGTGTCATTGTAGGAATTGATCTGTCTAAGTAGCTCATTATACAATCTAATTCACCATTTACAATAATTGAAATATGCCAGTGGTGCCACCTACACTTTCCGACAACTTCGCCTTTGTTAAAAACTCCTGTTCTTACAGGGTAGCCATGAACACAAATTAACCTTGAACCGTCTGGTAACACCATTGAAAAATATGATTGTTGACCTTGATTTGAACCATTATGTAATTTAACAATACAGCCATCAAAAGGGCAAATTAAATCTCCAATGTAGCTAAAATCTATTGCTACTCTTGCAATCTTTCCAGACCAGTCTTGGTTATGTCTTCCTTGGGAGATAACAAGAGGGTTTTGATCAAATAGATTTGGGATTTTCATTTACTCTCCTTATTACCACTAAAGGCTGAAACTTGTCAATTGATTAAATATAGTTTAGGTCTTTTTGTATGTCTATTTTATCTCACGCAATTCTAATGGTTTTTGTTGGCTATTCTTTGCCTTTTATTTTTTGGGTTACTAGGAAGTAATTACAATTCAATTTCTGTGTATGTTTTAGAATAATAAGAGTGTGGAAAGAGATTTTTCATATCTTCTAAAGATTCAAAATCTGTAGAATATGTTAAAGGGTCTCCATTTTCATCTCTTAATACAATAACATAAGTACAAGAAGCTGTGCATTTTTTCATTAATTTTGTCCAGCTATCGTACATAAAATCAATTTTATAATTAGCAGGATCAGTTCTGTATCTAATCTGTTTAGAAACAATAGTAGGGTTGCTAGACAATGAGCTAGAAGTTATTTTAGGAGTAGTTATTGTTGATATAGAGCTAGTTGTTTTTTGATTATTTTGAGATGAGCTAGAAGACTTAGGTGTTTTATCAATAGCCTCATTTCCTAAATCTGTAAAATCTGGGATTTCTACTTTTTCTAGTTTAGAGATTCTTTTATCTTGGTCATTATCAATTTCTTTCTGACTAGAAATTACCAAGTCAAAATCTTCTTTTTCTATTGTAGTTGAGGTTTGAACTTTAGTAGTAGTAAAAGTAAAAATAGCTGGCACTATAAGAGAGCAGGCTATTAAAGAAGTTATTACAATTTTTTTAGACATATAAATTTTTATGTGTGCATAATGTACTATAAAATTGTTTTTGGCAAATTTAGGAATTGATTGAATCAAAAGTCGCCATTTGACCAAAATAATTTAAATAGCCTTCTACTTTAGGAGTTAAAAAAGGTGCAATAAAAGTTCCCCCTGAAATATATCCAGAAATTAATTGCTCAAAATGAATTTTATTATTTCCTGTTAAAAGACTATAACTTGCAAAATCATAACCAAAAAATGTGTATAAAAAAGTATCAGTATCTCGTAAAAGATTATATTGTGCTTGGGTTATTTTTTCTGGTGTAACTGTGAAATCTGTATTTGAGCCAATTAAACCCCTGCCATTAATATAATCTGTAAAATTAAAATCAATAAACGGTCTGCTTATTGTATAACTTACATCAACAACAGCACCATTTTTTGTGTGGGTAAAAACAGTTTTAGCACTCAAAAGCTTTTTAGGCTGTCTAAAACTTCCATCAAAATTAATTGGTTGTTTTGTTTGATTTTCGTATAAATAAGAAGACAAATACATGTCAACACTATAATTTGTGTCTGCAATTGTTGAAAACCCAAAAGGCGAACCCCCAAGAGTTATTGAAGTCCCCAAAGTTATAGCATTTATATTGTTTATTTTATATTTAATAGGATTTTGTAAATAATCTTGAAAAGTAGGTATAAAACCAGCCGAGTAATTAGCAAATCCCGCCTCTAAGCCAAGAAGAACTGAGCTTTGATCAAACAAAACAAATTTTTGGCTGATTATACTTGGAGCATTCAAAACATTCCCTTGCAATTCTTTTTTAACCTGATCGAAAAACTGGCTTTCCTTGCTTTTTAAATTTACATCAGCGTTATCTAAACTTACTAAAAACCCTGTTTTAGGGTCTTTGGCAGGTTCTGGGGTTACAATATTTACAGGGTTCATATTAGTTTTGTATTACATTAAGGTCAAAAGTTACCCCGTCACCTTCTTTAAATATCATTGGTTGGTTTAGTTGCAAAATAGAGGTTGTTACACCGTTTATTTCTACAGTTCTATTGATATTTACAAAGCATTCATTGCCAGGCAAAAATACTCTTTTAAAACTTGTTATTTTTTGGCTCAAAGCGATTGATTGTTTTTTGGTTCGCAAAAAGTCAACCCCTTCTTGATATATCTGTTGTGGTGTTAAAGATTGATTAACTAACTGATTGCCTCCAGAGTCTTCAGTATTAGAAGTTGCGTCAACTTTTAAAGTTTCATATTTGGCTGGATAAACTGGGGCAAAGTTATTTTTAATATACCAAACTGTTTTACCTCCAACCACAAAACTAATCAAAGGAAAATCTGAGTTTTGTGCGACATTACTAGGATTGATGTTTATTTGAGAATTTACACCGTCAATTCCAGATGTTGAACTGTAGCAATCTAAATAAGTAATATAATCACCAACTACAATTGGTTGAATCTCGGCTACAGCTTGATCAAGGCTATTATTCGTAAGCTCATCACTAATTGTCAGCCCTTTGCATTCCAACCTATTATTTGGATCAGTTCTGTAATAACTTCCTATTTCAGCTATCTTACCGTACAAGATTTGAGGTTTCAAAACATTTCCAACTTGTACAACTCCATTATCTCGCCATTGATAAGCATTAGTAGCGTTTTTAAGTACTTCAAAATCGCTTAAATCTCTAGCAACTGTAAAGTTATACAAAGTTTTATCAGTGTTTATTTTAGTATAAACAAAGGCTTGATTTAAATTAGCCAAAAGCCCACTCAGTTGCCCGTTAAAAATCTGATTTGGAAAACTTTTGGTGTATTGCAAAAAATAACTCATGCTTGCAAACTTGATTTTCATGATTCCAGTTTGACTGTTTATTTCGTAGGCTGGGTCTTTTTGGCAAAATGGAAGTGTTAAATAATCAGTCTCTACCATTACACCAAACCTTTTATTTGGGTCTTGAAACATTTTCCAAGCTGTACTTTGTGGGGTTATTTCCATTTCTAACTCGTGGAAACTATCTAATCTCAATTTTAGCTCTTTTTTTGTGATGTGAGCGTTATCTATCACGCTACGGCGTACTATCCCAAAAGTTGGGTCGAAAGGGTCTATAACATTAATTACTAACGGCATTTTTTTTAAATCAAACCTTTCTTTTTAGCTTCCAGCCTCAAATCGTCAAAAGTTTCGTTATCAGATTTCATTTCTTTAATCTCTCGGTTTGTTTTTTCGATGTCGGTTTCTTTTTCAACTATTCTTTGTTTAACTTCTTTGATGTAATTTTCCAAACCTTCTACAAAAGATCTTTTTTGATTAAAATCTAAATCACTAAATTTTGGGTTTATTTCTCCAGTAAAATTGTCTACATAATTTTGAAGTGCTATTACTAAATCTTTGTTATCTTGCATATCAAAATAAGCTTCCCAAGTATCAGTACTTTGGTTATAAGCCCCTTCGATATAATTTGAGTGATTCACAATAATTTCTTTTTCAGTGTCAAATTCATTTATATTTGCATTTTTATCACGAATTTTCATCAAAAAATTTATACCTACTTTGTCGCCTACAAGACGAATATCTTGTAAAAAAGGCAAAAGCTCTGGGTAACTTTCAGGATTTAAATTGATTGATTTAAAAAGCGTAGATTTGAATTGATTGAACATAATTTTAAAATAAATAAAAGTTTGGAATTTGGCAACTATATCCTGCTTATTAATCGAACCCCCATTGTATTTATATCAGAAGCCCCCCCAAAAGCAATCCCAGAAGCGGTTCCGCAATAAGCTCTCATCTCAATATAATCAGTTGTGCCATTCATCAAAATTTCAAAAGAACCAGATTGTTGGCTTGTTTGCACCCCAGTTAAATTTTCTTGACCAATCACTTTTAGCCTTGTTGTATTTTTTCTCCAGCTTCCTTGGACTTCAGTAGTTGTAGCATTTCTGATTGTATAGCTTCCCCACACCCCATAAAGACCAGGGATTAAAGGCGTGGCTCTAAAATTTGTAACATTATCATAAAAAGAGCCAAAGTCGTACACTTCAGTATTCAAATTAATTCTATCAAAAGTACCCGTACCAAGATTTTGATCTGCTGATAAAAAAGCTTCACATCGGTATAGGTTTACTGGCGTTTGTACTGGCTCAACTTCCCAAAAATTAACAAGTTTATTGGGAACTAACCTTACAGTTTCTCCTGGTAGATATAAATTATATGTCGTTCCAGTTGGAGCTGTGCTATAATTCCAAGGATTATTTATTGTATCAGTACCATTCCTTTGAATTGTTTTTACCGCATAGTTATTTGTTCTAATCAAAATTGGCGGGTGATTAGCACTCCAAGCGGGCAATTGAATTGTTTGAGCTGTAGCCCTCCAAGCATTTACTCGGATTGTAGAGTTGGCTATACAAGTAATAGTTGCACTGCTAGAATCTGTAATTTCGTCTTTACCTGCAAAGGCGGTGACTATATCTACAAGACCTCCGCTATTTCTGGTTTGCCTGTTCACGCTGTCCGCTGTAATTAAGTCAGCTGGGTTTGTTTGAGTTGCTAATGCTAAAGCTGGTGAGAGTTGAGTCATATTATATTGTGTGGTAAGTTTGTAAAGCCTCTATTTTTACAGTGAGGTTCCCTGTTGTGTTTTTTGTCAGAGTTAAACTCTCTGGGTTTATATTAATAGTCATATTTTGAGTTGCTAAAGGGCTAAAAAATAATGGTCTTTTGCTAGGATAAATAAAACTATAAAAAGTAGGGTCAATCTCAGCTTTTGTGGCTGTATTGTACCAACTATTTTTAATTGAATTATAGCTAATGGCGGTAGGGCTTGCCACACTATTTAACCAAGTTATTTGTAAATCAGAGCCGTTACTTGTATTTTGAATTCTTAGAGATTGACCTTGACTCAAACCCCCCATCTCTATTAAATAAGCCTCGTTGTTCGCTGTTGTGCCGTTAAAAAAGCTAGTTAAAAGTATATTTGCTGGTGTATTGCTAGTTAAAGTTGTATTTAGCACGGCTTGGCTTGTATCTACAGTAAGATCAGACAAATCAAATATTTTATCAGTATAGACTATAGCATTATCAGGTTGTGACTTATCTACAAAAAGAGCTAATTTTTGATCTAAAGTAAGTGAGCTGATCAACACCGTAGCAGTGGTAATCCCTTGATCATATACTACAGTTGAGTTATAGTAAGAAGCCCCATCATCAGTTGCAAGCAAAACATATCTGGGTATAAATTGGCTCAAAGCATTTTTATCAAAATAAGCTACATTTGGCTTGCATTTATAAATAAAAGGCGGGCAAGCAAAGCTTACGGTTTTTACAAAAGTTTCTTGTCCTAAATTTTCTACTGATTGATTCCCTGTTTCTGGAATCAGAGTCGGATCACAATTTGGCTGAAAATAAAATTCTAAATTATTGTTTCTATCTAAAATAAAATAAAATAATTTCTTTTCAGAGGTATTAAAAGCTTGTTGAACATAATTTAAATCAAAATAATCTGTTATTTTTACCAAAAAATCTACTGCCATTTCTTGTTTAGTTTTTTTGTTTCTAGTACCAACATTAATTTTAGTAAATCCATCTTGAGAAAAGCTTTCAAAATGATTTGTTTTTAAGCTTATTTTTGAAATATTTTTAAGTTCAGCTTTGTTAAAAATATAATAGTTATCATTAAATCCATTTCCAAATTGATATAGTACTTGTTTTATTTGTGGTGACAAAGACATAATTAAAAATCGTATTGTAAAGAATTATTGCCAAAAATGTACTGAGTGACATTGTTCCCACTATTGATTTGACGGTTGTCGATCTGGCTTTGATTCAAAACCTGTCCTTTATTCCCAGGTATCATGTATTGTCTGCCATTCATCATAAGTAATTCGGCTCTGTTGTTTTCTCCGACTTCGTAGAGTTTACCTGGATCTACAGGACCACCACTTGCTCTTTTGCCTCCTATTAACTGCGAAATTGCAACCCAAGGGTTTGCTGCAACTCCAGCAAAGCTAAAGCTACTATCCCCTAATTTAGTAGCGTTGCTTAATTCTCTCCACTTCCCAATTAGCCCGTCAATTCCTTTTATAGCCTCACCAGACCAGTATGCGACAAATTTTATAGCTTCCCAAAGTCCTTTCATAAAATCAGTAAAATCTTTAATATCCTTTTTCCCTTGTTCGCTTGCCATATAAGCTTTAAATTCATCAAGTTTCTTTTTTGCGTCTGGATAAACAACATCTTTAAAATAAGTGAACCCTTTTACTATTTCCTGCCACCCATTTTGCATGAAACTTTTAATAGCTTCTTTTCCTCCATTATTAAACCAGTCTTGAAGGTCTAAAAGAACTGGCTGTACCATATCAGTCCAAGCCATCTGCATTCCTTGCCCAATTTTGGTAAATACTTTACCTCCCCACTCTCCAATTTGAGCCTCATTTTCCATTAACCAGCCTTGAAACTTCAAAGCCTTGTCCTGTGCAATATCAAAAAAACTACCTTCTTTTATATTTCCAGTATCATCAACCCCCATAAATTTAAGCACCATACTTTCAAAGGTATCTTGTAAGTTACTCATTGCCCCCTCAAATGTTCCCGATTTCTTTTGCATTAAATCAAAATATTGTCCGCCTGAGCTAGTCAATTGGTTTAAAACTTTATCTACTTCTTGAAAATTTACTTTTATTTTTTGGGTATCAATCCCAGTTCTTAATTGTTCAACAGTAATGCCCATGTTTTTAGCTAGTTTTTCCCAAATAGGAATACCAAAGTTGCTAAATTGCTTTAAATCTTGAGTGTAGGCTCTGTTTGAAGCTCTAATTTGTCCATAGTTTGTAATTATATTTTGCAAAGGTGCTCCAGAACCAGCGGCAACATTTCCTAACTTATTTAAAGTTCCTATCATGTCTTTTTGAGCAATACCTACTCCGATCAATTGTTTAGAATAATCAAATAATTCCAATCTGTTAAAAGGTGTTTTTTTGGCAAAAGCTGTAATCTCTGTCATTAGCCCTTTAGCATTTTCAGCACTACCAAGCATGGTTTCAAGAGAAATTCTTGTGCTTTGGATTTGGCTTGCTAAATTTACCCCAAAAGCACCAAGTCCAAATAACCCCGCCCCGCCCGCTACTACTCCAGCAACTCCAGCTGTAGTAACTCCTCCAGCTAAATTTCCAGCTAAATTTAAAGCCCCTTTTCCTGCACTTGCTAAAGCATTCCCTAGCCCACCAGCTATAGACGAAGCCATTTTGCCAAAACCATTAATTCCTTGTGAGGTTATTTCCCCTAAAATAGAACCAAAATTTCCAAGGTTTTTGATTCCACCTTGAATTGCTGAGCTAAATCCACCAAGCCCACTAAAGACTTTATTAAGGTTTAGGTTGTATAAAACACTAGGCAGCTGCTTTAAGCTTTCAAACGCCCCAGAAGCAAACCCTTTAAAGTTATTAAATACTTGCTTAGTAAAAGCTGGGAAATCTTTGTAAATTAATTTATTTAAATCAAAATCTAAAATATTCTTTTTTACCCAAACCAAAGAATCGCCAATCTGTGAAGGTATTTTTTTAATGTTTTCAATAATTTTAGCTGTAGTGTTTTTTGTATTTTCTGTTAGATCTTTTAAACTTGTTTTTCCTATTTCATTTATTCCATAATTAAACCCGTTTTTAATATCAACACTGAGATTTTTAGTTAAAGTTTTAAAAGGCTGTGTTAAATTTCCTAAAATTTTATTGATTCTATCATTGATAGTTATTTTAAACGCCTTGCTAAATTGTTTAGCAACTTCAGCTCCTTGATCTTTTGCCACTCCAAAAAGAGAATTAAATAAGCCTAATGCTTCAGCATTGTTTAGTTGCCCACTAGCTAACCCAGCTTGTATTTCGTTTTTAAGTTGATTTAATTTAAACTTATCAACTTTTGCTCCTTGCAAAATATCTATTTTGAGTTTATCAATTTCACTTTTAACTCCTTTAGCGTAATTTTCACCAGCCGTTTTGCCTTGTTTTTCAGCTTCTTTGTTGCTTTTAGCCAACATTGATTTAATCTCCGCTACTGCTTTTTCAGTTCGGAGTACTATATCATATGTGAGTTCTCTAGTTGCCACAGGTTGGTTATTAACCGTCGCACCCTGTATCACACAAATTTAAGCTTTTAAGGTTTGCTTTTGTCAACTTTAAGCAAATAAGGCACTGAGGCTATATAAACATCTTCACCCTTAGCGTTTCTTCCATTTTTATATTGAAACCCTTTGTCGTTAAGGTGCAATAAATACATTTCATATTGTTCTCTGACACTATGGGGTTTTACATAATCTAGGTCTTTGTATATTTTCATGCATAATCTAAAAATATCAGGCAGAAAAGACCAAATAAGATATTGCCCTTTGTTTGGGTCTTCCCCTGCAGTTTTTTCTAATTTTGAATACTCAGGGTTTTTACGAAAAAATCTGTAATAGAACTATCTAAACCATTTTCAGGCTCTTGGCAGATCCCTACACAAAGAACTTTAAATTTACTAATAGTCATTTTCTTTTTGATTGATTCAACTTCCTCTTTTGTTTTGTCGTGACCTTCAAAAAAATATTTAACAATTTTATTTTTTAAAATAGCTTCTTTGCCTTCAGGATCTATTTCTCTATACTCAGTCACCGTGTTATCCGCAGTCATAAAGCTTAAAACTAATTTAGCTAATTTAGGAGTAGCTAATAATTTTTGAGTATCTTTAGTATTTTCAATCTCTTTAAAAAAAAGATCATTTCTTAAGTTACTTAATTCTAATTCTATTGTTTCTAATCTTTTTATATTTTCAGTTTGCTTTTCTTTTGGAAGGGTTGGGTTGTTTTTTAAAATATTTTCTAAAGTTTCTTTTTCTTCTTTTAAGGTATTATAATTTTCTGGTTTTTCTGTATTAGCTAAAAATTGCTCCACCTCTTCTATTTCGTTGGTTATAAAATTTATAAGCTCAGCTTGTACTTTATTATCTACATTTTTAGTAGCCTTAAAATTTTCATAGTTCAAACGATACTCTACTACAAGACTAACTGCTTTATTATCTATCGAATAACAAACAAAATCAGGTATTTTAAATTCTTTTAAAAAATCAGTTTTGGCTTTTAAAAGGCTATTTTCAGCCTCAACAGCTAAAGGGGTGTCGCTCATACACCCCTATCATATAATTAGCTTTATTTTTTAGTCAAGTTAGCCTTGGTAGCCTTCTGTGTAGTAGCTATCACTTGCATTATCAAAGTATGCAAAGAATTTAGTACCTACAGTATCTACATCGCCAGCAGACTCAGGTTCAATCATTGGTTGGGCTTTAGGCATTACCACAATTTTTGTGATTCCTTGTTTGGTTTTTCTATTAAAAGTTAATTCTCCAAGAGGTGCTAATTTCAAAGCTTTTCTCTTTCTTACATTCATGATTGCCGAAACTTTAGTCTTAATGGTCAAAATTTGTCCTGTAGCAATTTGAGTGGTGTTGGTGGTTAGAGTAGTACCAGTGTAGTGAAAACCATTTACAGGAACATTAGTAGCACTTTCTACCTTTGCTAGTTTTATGTCGCCATAATATACATTTACAATATCCAATCCAGAGTCAATAGTTGTTACCCCAGTACTTACAGCACGCCTTCCAATTGTAGGACTGTTATAGGTTATATCATAGTAATGCCTGTCTTGTACTACTACTTCTCCAGTTCTCAAAGCCATAGCCTCAGGATCTTCAGTTTGAGATTTTACAACCACCGAAACTGCATCGCTAGTTGGGATTTTACCCTCAACTCTTTGTCCGCAAGTAATATCAGCAGACTCCATAGCGTCTTCCATTTCAGCTTCACTAATACAACCAAATTCTATATTTGGCTGGTAGCCTATCAACTGTTGAACAGTATTTGCAGTCTGTACAAAAGCTACATCAATTGAAGTACTTACAGTATCCAGAGTAAATTCAATTTCAGTAATGCTTGCCCATACAGGATCTCCACCAGCACCAGCAACCCCGTCAACCAAATTTTGGAAATTGAAGTTTGCCCAGCCAGTTCCAGCAGTCGTAAAGCTAAAAATTCTTTCGTTAGTTCCACTTGATCTAAGCTTAAATTTACCAGCTACAGGGCTTCCTCCTACTTGTCGAATAGTAATAGAACTCCAATAATCCAAGCTTAAATTCCTTGAAAAATTAAATTTAATTGGAGAAGTCGCGGTAGCTCCATTTGCAATTCTGTAATAAGGTGGGTTATTTCTACCTGTCAAAGGTTTGTTGCTAGGGTCTTTACTAGAATAAACAATTTCTCCTCCTTTTGGTCCGTCAACAGTTCTAAGAGTTGCGGTAGCAGTTCCTGAAACTGTAGGAGTCGCTAAGGTAGAGCCATCTAAATATAGATAGTTGCTTACAACATCATCTTTGTATTGCCAGTATCGGTAAGTTGCGTTATACTGTGCGGCTCCTCCGTGGTTGAGTTTGGGTGCGTAGTTTATGTTGGACATTAAATAACAGTAGTTAAATTAGCGTCGCACCCAATTACTCTTTAACTATACTAAAAAGAATGTTTGTTAATCCTGTCAAGTAATTGCCTGTATTTCCGTTAATCTGGCTAATAAAATATTGTGCATTATTATCAGTTTTATTTAATTCTAGGTTATTACTAAGCACTTTGTCGTTGTCTAAAGTTACTTTGTAGTTTGGAGCAATTGGAGTGTTAAGATCTGCGTTATGATTATCAGTAATAGCTAAAATCAAGGTTTCAAAAATTCTTTTAAATTCTACACCACTGTAATAATCTTCAGTATCTAAAATTTTAGTGTCCAAAGGCGTCATCAAAGCAATTTCAAAAACAACATCAGCATATTTACCTGTGTCATCAAATTTTTTAAGGAAATCTGCATTTCTAGGGTCTAATTTGTTTAGCTGAAATGAAAGCAAAAACTTTTTACCATCTAAATTTACATCTGTCATCAAAGCATAATTTATTTTAGTTTCGTTTTTTAAATCCAAATTACTTGAATCTTCCAAGACATCACTTAAAAGACAAAAAACAAAGTTGTCTAAGTCACTCTCTAAAAGAGCGTCTGGATTTTTTGGGTTGTATTTATAATTACCGAACATATTTAAAGTTAAAATTCACTATTTGCAATTTTTTCAAAGGTTTTTTCAGCTCCTTTTTTGAGCCAATTTCTCTCGCCGTATTTTTTGGAGGTTGACAACCCAAGCAAAGAAAAAACAGCATAACCTCTAAGTTGCCCATCTCTTGAAGGTCTGTTGTTTGGGGTTTTAAATCTAATAACAAGATTTTTGTCACCAAAAAAAGAGTAAGCTTTAGTATCGGCTTTGGTTAGGCCAGTACTTTTACCTGGGTCATTGTCATAGTTAATAGGCGGGTTAAAAAGCCCAAACTGCTCTTTGACAGTTTCAGTTGCCATTTTATCAATTTTAGGCTGACTTTTTTTTAATAAGCTAAAAAAGTCAGTAATTATTATATTTTTATTCCCGCTTGCAAAACCAACCCAGCCTTTTTGTGTTAATATTGCCATATTTAGCTTTATTTAGATTTTGTCTCTTCTGCGGGAGCAATATAGCCAAGACTTAATAAAAGCTCCAAATTACCTTTTTTTTCAAGCAAGTTTTCTAATTCAGACTGATTTTTTATTAAATCTTTTCTTACAATTTCGTATTTTGGTTGAGGTTTAGTTTGAGACATAAAAATAAGTTAAGTTGAGGGCTAAAAGGTGCGACGAGTATTAGCCCTCGATTTAAATTACTGATTATCCGACATAAAAGTAGTTTCAAAAGTAAAACCAATTTCAGACTCTTCGAAAGGTTCGGTAAAAAGGGCTTTCCCTTTAATTTCTAAACCGTTTATGTTTGTTACAACTCTTGAGTTTTGAGGTATAATTGGGTCTTGTTTTTTAGATAAAATAAAATACAAAGCCTGAGCATTTAGTCCATATTGTTTGTTAATTTGTAGGGTTTGGTAAGCTGGGTATCTGCCAACAACCATTCTTTTGTTATCAATTAAAACTGTAGATTGTTTGGTTGGGGTTTTTCCTACTACAACCTCTTTAATTTCTGTTATTGTTACTGGGTGTTTAGCAAAAGTCATTTAGCAAATTGTACTTATTAGTTCATCACCAGCGTTTAGATAACTTCTAAAAATTGATTGAGTTTCTGGGTCGCTTAAAATATTTTTAGCTTCAGCGTTTTGTTTTTCAAGCATTTTTGGGTCAATTTCTTTTTCGACTGTTCGGTTTTTAATCCTAAAAGCAATACTACTCCCGCCATTTTCAGCGTTAGTTTGAGCTTGCCCTGCTAGATCTACAATTGCTTGAGCTAAAGCCACTTTAACATTGCTAGGGTAGCCAACTTGCCAGCCGTAAGTACCAGCCAATCTTAACCTTTCGTTATAGCTTAGATAATTGTTTATTAGTTTTACACCTGTTACAGGTTGGTTTATTCCAGGTATTTTACCACCAGTTTTGCCATAAAAAAACACATAATCAGTACCAAAAACTAAAGGAGTCTCAGTTAAAGTTGTACTTTCTGATTTATCTACACAGATTTTTTTGATTACCAAGGCTGTTGGTTGCCAAGCGGTAACTGACACAAATCTAGTTCCATAAGTGTTGTAGGTTTGGTAGTTATAACAATTAGCTTCAGTAACCGTAGGAAGCGGACTGGCAAAAATATTTCTAAGTTGCAAATCCGCTTCTGTGGTTACAATTTCACTATAACTCTCTAAGAGACTATCGCTTATTTCCCCTTCTATAGGGATTAAAGCTTTAATTTCAGAGAGAGTTAGAGATGGCATTGGTTAGTTAGGTTTTTTTTGTTCAGTTTTTTCAGCTGTTTCCTTTTTTACAGGCTTTTCTTTTAAAATTTCTACACTATCATTTTGTAGAAAATAAGGAAGGATTGCTAAATTAGCAAAGGATTTTTCTTCAAAAGTCTCGCCTATAAAATAAGTCTTGTTTCCAAGTGTAAAGTTAGCTTTTACTATATAAGTCATAAAATTAAGATTATAAAGTTCCTTCTACTCCAGTTGTTACTGTAAATTTAGCAAATGCATTGTTAAATGCTGGTTTTCCATCAGCCATTCCAGAAACTCTAAGAGTCTCAGTTTCACTTAAGAACCCAACTGAACTATCAGATACAACTTGTGGTGCTTTAGAGTTACCCCAGTAGTATTGATTAGCATAACCAACAGTTACTAAAGATGTCTTATTTGCAGGTGCTGTAGCATTGGTATTCAAAATTACATCAGTAATAATTACAGGATAATCTGCAATTGTTAGCCCTCCTTTTGAACTTTGCAAGATATTAGTTCTATCGTTAGACAAAAGTCTTTCTAATTTAACAAATTCTTGTTTAGCTGAGGTATTCATGAATATTCTGATATCAGAAGTTCTTCCAGCTCTACGGTCAGAAATAGTTTCGATTGCATTTAACAATGTATCAAAAATGTCTGAACCAACTGCGAAATCTGTTCCTGCTGTTAAAGCATTTTGATTCATACCTGTTGGGATTGGAGAAGAACCAGTACCATTTAAAATGACATCATCATAAGCACGAGCTTGAGCTTCAGCAAGTTGCTTTAAGATAAATTGTAATCTTCCAGCACCTAGTTTATTCATGAAATCTGGTCTTAGCTGAGTGTAAGCACCAACTTTTTGTGAGTTTAAAGTAATAAAACCAATTCCACTTTCAATAGTCGAACCTAAATCAGTGTAATTTGCAGTGTTAGCAGCAAAAGCAGATTTAAGTTTTGGATTAAAAATAGGGATTTGTAAATTACCTTCACCTTTTAAGTCAAATTTTTGGACTTCTTTAGCTACTAAACCTACTTCATCAATAGTTTCAGCAACAAAGTTTGCTACTGTAGTTTGTAGGAAATTTGCACCTCCTGGGTTGGTTACTGTGTCTAGTACTCCAGCAGCACGCTGATAAGTTTTCTCATCAATTTTACCTGCTTCAAACAAGCCTCTAGCAAGAATAGGGTAAGCTACTCCACTTTTGCCTTGTTTCCTAGCTTCGTAGTTAAATTCATTTCTGAGTTCTTCATCGTGAATTAACATTAAGTCGATAGATCTTATAAAGTCTCCTTTGGTAGATTCCATAGCTTCGACTAAAGCTGCTTTTCTTTGTACATCTACTGTAGATGTAAAATTTGAACTACTGTTGTTTAAAAATTCAACAATATTTTCGTTAAAATTTGGCATATATAAATAATTTATTTGTGATATAGTTTTGCTTTTAATTCAGCTGCTTGCATATCTTCAAGAGTGAATCTTTTAGGTTCCACCTTAGGCTTATCAGCTGGGTCAAGCTGGCGTTTCATATCGCCACTTACTTGGCTTTCGGCTTCGTTTGGAATATCTGAAAGAGTAGCTTCATATTGTCTTTGCATTTCTGCTTCGGACTTGTCGGTTTCTGTTTTTGTTTGTCCAGCTGTTATCATGCCGTTCATTCTTTCGTTTATTTCACCAAAAGATCTTTCAAGCTCACCTAATTTCTCGGAGATCATGGCTGGACTATCGTAACTTCTTTTAAGCTCTTTAATATACGATCTTACCTCGCTGTCGCTAAGCTCACCATCACCATTTTGATCGGCTTCGGCTGGAGCTGGTGGAGTTTCCTCGCCTTCCCCTTCTTTTGGAGCAGTATCAGTCCCTTCACCTGTTGGCTCTCCTACTTTAATCTCAATTTTTGATTCAGATCTTTGGGACTCTGGGGTTGCTGAGTCAGTTTCTGGAGTTTTAGTTTCCTCAGCCTCTAGTAAAGACCTAAGGTGTTCTTGTGTGATCTCGCCGTTGGCAAGTGCTTGTTGTAATTGTTCTAAAGACATATTTGGTTGGTTGGTTTGGTTGTTAATTAAATTATCTTCTAAATAACTCCTTAAAGTGAACCCACCAGCGTCAGGAATACCTTGGGTTACATCTAGGAAGGAAATCCTAGGAGTGTGATAGGTCTTAAAAAGGGTTAAACCACTTCTAGTTGTCATTTGCCTTACTGGTTTAAACTCCACAGACCAAGTAAAGACTCTCCCATTTTCAATATTAGTTAATAAACTTCCGTCTTCTATTGTTTCGCCATTTTTACCTTTAATTCTTATTTGGTTGTCCTCATAAACTCTTACAGCCAACATTCTTGCAGGAACTTTTAGAATTTTGTCATCAATTTGGATCTCATAGTCATCTACTTTCCAGCTTCTTTCTCCAATTGCACCAGTTGAAATTCCGTTGTGCCTAAAATCAAAGTTAATCTTTCTCACATCGGTTAAAAATCCGTCCACTTCCCACAAAGTAGTAAAATGGTCACTTACATCTTCATCAGTCCAACCCATCTGTTCTTGTATAGAACGCCTGTCAACAATTATAGCTCCTTCTACAACCCTATATTTTCTACCCTCATCATCAGTTTTTAGGCTTGAAACATTATCTCTAAAAAATGGTAAATATGCACGATAAATAATTCCACTTGGCTCTTGGTCAACTATAATTTCTTGATTTAACAACTTTTCCTTAGTCATTTATACCCGAACAATAGAAAAATATTTGACAAGGTGGCAATTTTTATCCATTTTTTGTCCACATTCAATCCACTTTTTATATATGAAAGAAATAAGAATCAGAGTCTCTGAAGAACTCCATTCAAAAATACTAGAAGCCAAAAAAAAGTCATTGTTTCCCTCTATTACAAGTTGGTTAATAGCCCAAATTACTAAACTTTTAAAATAAAATATGCCTCAAAATAACAATTCAAATAAGTTTCCTTTCTTTATTTATAAGCCACCTAAAACCATACTGTCTCCTGCTCAGGCACAAGTTATTAAATTTTTCCTAGAAAAAGGAACTGGCAAAACCTATTTAGCGCAGAATCTAAAAAATGCAGAATTAGACATACCAGCATTTATCAAAAAAATTCGCAAATTTGCTGACGAGCTAGAAGAATCAATTCAATATGACTCAAAATAACCCACCAACCGACCAAACAAACCTAGATTTACTCAATCTAAAAGTAACAGCTAGCCTAAAAGAGCTAGACGATATGAAAAAGTCCAATACAGAGCCTCTTTTAGTAATAATGCAGTACTTTGACACTATTTTAGCCACAAATGAGCGTAATTTTTGGGAAAATAGCTTTTTAATTACAAATAATACAACAAAATTGGTAGATTTAGAGAAAAATCATCAAGAAATAAGAGATTTAGTTAATATTTTAGGTGAAAAAATAAATAAATTAGCAGAAAAAAAGACTTTTTGGGAGAAAATTAAAGGTATTTTTAATAAATAACTATGTCAGAGATTACAAATCTTGCTACAAATATTTTAGAAAAAGCTCAAAAATCTGATTTTTATAATGGGTTTGCTGATTATTTAGAGTTTGAGGCTGGAGGGGTGATTATAGAAAGAATTTTTGCTTATACAGAATTACAAGAATCTGACACTGTTTTGCAAGGCATAACACTTAAATTTAAGAATGAAACAAAAATAAAAATTCCAGTCTTTTTAAACACCTTCTTTACCAAATTTACAGTTACAAGCTACCCTAGCTTTAAAGAATATGGTTATGATGACCCAGTAACTATCGAACCAATAAAAAGCTCAATAACTCAGTTTGCATTAGATTTAGAAAAAGCTATTAAAAATCACCCACTTTTTATTAAATAATCTATGTCAGAACCAAAATCACTTAACTTCATCCAAAATAACACCATTTTTATTCACGGTAATTTTGATAAAACAATAACTACTGAAGTTTTTCCACATTTTTACGAGCTAATTGATCAAGAAAAAGCTAAAAAACAAGGTAAAATAAAGATTAGCATAAATTCCTATGGTGGAGATAGCTCAATTTTAAGAGCTTTTTTTTCTTTTATCCAGCAAGCTAAATCAGAAAATATCATCGTTGAAACCATAGTCGAAAGTATTGCTTATAGTTGTGGTTCACAATTAGCAATAGCAGGCACAAAAGGTCATAGATATATTACAGCCTGGGGAGAGCATTTAGTACATTATGGTCAAGGATCAACTGGTGGTTATACTGAAATAGATTTTGAAAGATCTGCTGAACATTTAAAAATATGGAAAAAAAGACAAGCTGAATTTTATTTATACCATACCAAACTTACTAAAGAGCAAGTCGAAAAGCTAAGGGCGCAAGACTCAGCTTTCTTGTACGCTGATGAGTGTATAAAGTATGGCTTGGCTGATAAAATAATTGGAGATAAAAAAATGCTTACTCCAGCAAGTTTAAATATATTGTAATATGAAAATTATGACCCAAAAAATAATCAATCTCAGAGGCGACACTTATTTAGAACAAATGGGCAATGCTATTTTTATACCTGGATCAATGGCTTACATCAAACCAATAAAGATTGGCAGAGAGCGAAAGCATAAGGCTAGGTTGCCATTAGATGAAAAAGTATTAAGAAATTGGCTAGAGAAGACTGTTAAAAAGATTAAAAAATAAACTTATGACACACATTAACATTACATTTGAAGCAACCCCTCAAATGCTACAAGAAGCTATTAACTCAGAAAAGTACAAACAAGCTAAAAAAGAAATCCAAGAAAGACTCCTAAAGCAACTTCGAGAAAACCCTAACTTAGATCACCAAGAATTAACTAATGAAATGTCTTTTAAGCTTGGTATGGTTGCTATGCAAGCAATCTATGAAAAAATAAACTTATGACACACAACACAGGCAAAGGTATTTTTACCTACACAAACTCAGAAGGAGAGGTTAAAAACCTTGAAGTAGAAAACATGGCTTATGAAGAAGGCTCAGAAACTATAAAAGTTACTTATAAAAAGCCAGCTGAGGTAGATATAAAAAAGATTGTAGATTTTTTAAATAAAATTAAAAGATTAAAACAACAACTTCCTGAAGATGAGTGGGGTTATGAAGCCGAATCTTTTTATAGGGTTTTTTATCATATTGTAGTTAGAGATATTGAAAAGTTATAAAAACTAGTATTAAACTTTTACCAGAACTAAATCAGTTTGAATATTTACTAAAAGCAAAATCTTATACAGAAATGGAAAGGTTGACAAATCTAATCGTTAAATAATTTCAGTATGAAAGAACAATTTTTATCTAATTTAAAAAAATACCTCCCCATGTGGTACAAAATTAAATACTCAGATCTTAATTTAAAAGAAGTAGTTATTTATGACCCCCTCGATAAATTAGGTGCTCGCATGGGAGTTGACCCAGAAAACGGATATAAAAATCTTTTAGCTAATTTTGCATTTATTGCTGAAATAAAACATTCTGAGATAAAAACTGTTTCAAAAAAACGCTTTTTAGATGAGTATGCCAGAGAAGTAGCAGGCTGTGTAACAAAAGCTTTTATAAGAGGTTACAACCACCATGTTTTAAAATTGGTTGACAAATCTAAGCATTAACTTTTAGATGGAAATAACTTTATCACTTGAAAGGTGTTAAAGCCAAAGAAAAAACCCTCTGGGAAGAGGGGTCTTGAAAGGTGTTAATTCAATCTTTCAAAAATATTTTTTCTTGTCAAGTTTTTTCTAATTCCTTGATCAACTCCAATAATTAGACGGTAAGGAAATCGCTTTTAGAAGCCCTTAAAGGATACAAAATAAAAGAAAGTACACCGTGAACATTTACAGCTCTAATCGGCAAATATACTTAACCAAGGTAAGGAATAAATAACTTATGCGTAATGCCGACTTGGACATAGCCCGATTATCTGACCCTCTAGTTTGACTCAATTAGCTAGAGTTGGCATTAGGAGAACCTAAGTGTAGTCTTGCCAGCTACCAATAAAATCGATGAGCTGAAACCCAACCTCAGTAATAATCAGATATAGGAAATTCCTGGGGATTTGTTTAAAACCATTTCCCTAAGGAGAACCTATATCTCAAAAGCCTCAATCCTACCTTGTAATAACAACAATATAAAAAAGAAATCTAAAAACTTATTAACAAACTCAGAACCTCCTAAATATTTTATCGGAGACAGCGTAATAAACAAAACAAGAGTATATATCGAATTTAAAGACACCCTGTTCCTGTTCTTAGCCAAAAAAACATTTAAACAGCTTAAAACGAAAGGAAAAGGCTACTTTGCTTTTACCAACAAAACAGAAATTAAAGAGTTTGAAAAGATTACAAGCAAGCAGTTTGTTCGATCAGATAGCAGTTTTTACACAATGTACTTGTAGAGAAAAACCAAAAAATGTGTAAGGGTTGTCCCCCCACCCCACCTAGCACCACCCCCCCTACCTCTTTTTTTAGAAGTCACTTCGTATAATGCTCGTTATACGCACCTACACACAGCCTACAAACCTGATTAAATAGCCATTAATAGACTACTACACACCACGCACAACTGTATAGTAATAATTTATATCTATTTTTTCATTAGTTTTTTGGCTTGTCTGGTTGCACTGTTACGAACAAGATTTGTTTGTGATTATCAGAGCCACCTCTATCACCACTTCCTTCACCTTCTTGACCATCTTTCTCACCACCGTCACTCTCTACGACCCTCTTGCCCTGATCTTTTGAGCTGTCTTTTTTAGCCCTCGAATTTAAATTAGTTAAAAGGTCTGCTAATTCTTCACCGCCACTATCAACACCCTTTAGCTTATTAACCAACAATAGATAATTAGTAATAGCACCTTGACCAGCCAAAAAGTCTCTAGGCGTCAATAGACCACTGTTATAAGCTTCAGGAAGATTTGAAATTACATCAAAAATAAAACTTAACAAATCAGATTCAACTTTCATCGCCTTTTGCGATATTTGCCTTTTAGATAAGATATTTATAGCATTTTCACCAACTTCTTTTATTTGATTTGACTCTTTACTATCTACGAAAGCAGTGATTAAATTCTGCTTAGCCATATTCTTTTTAGTCTTATTCCAGGGGGTCGTTTTAAGCCTCGCAAATCCAGTCATTAGATAACTAGATTCAAGCCCTTTTTTAGCTCTTAAAAAGTCATTCGCTTTTTGGTAGTTTGACAAATAAAATTCACCTTCCCAATCTTTCCAGTCCTGTTTTGTTATTTTAGGCATTCAATTTTTTAGATTGCCTATAATTGCCTAGTCTGTCAAGTGTGATTAAATAGAGGTTTTTAAATTTAGTTGCCTAATTATTGCCTACATTGCCTACTAATTGCCTTAAAATTGCCTATACAACTTGCCTTATTATGTTTAACAAGAGTCAAAAAACTTATTTAAAAAGCATTTAAAAGCTAAAAAAAACAATTTAATTTCAAAAAAACAATCTACAACAAAAACATTTAAATTTGCTTTAAAATTCTTAAACTTGTTTTTAAAATTTACATTGATTCAATTAGAAATTTCAAAAGTTGTGCTTTACTTTGAGGTTTAGTTAACCAAGTTTTTTTGATTAAATCGTAAATAAAAACTTTGTCGCTTGCTATACCACTTTTTAAATCATTTAAATTTTTAGTTTCGTTGGAGATAATAAACCTTGTATTATTTTCTTTGTTTTTTTGCCAAAGATAAAAAGTTTTTTGTAAAAGCTTTTCGGTGATTATTAGTGTTGACATAGATTATTTGTTTAATAATTTAAAATTGTTTAAATCTGAGCTTTTGATATTTTCAAGTGCTTGTTGTAATTGTTTTGCGGACATAAGTATAAAATATATTTAAATTGATTATTTAACTAAATTTAAAATCAATTTTGTGATTCCCTCTTTTGTTATAATAACCTGCGAAAGCAAAATCTTTACCTACAACTATTTTTTTTGGTTTTGTAATATAAGTTTTTAAAGTTTCATCATAATCAATACTATTAATTTCTATTAAATCGTTTTCTTTGTAAAATTCTACTAAATTGTAAATTTTTTGTGAAAACCCTTGCTTATTATTTAAATTTTTAAATTTTAATTTAAGTTGGGCTGGTGGGTTTCCATCTGCTTGGGGGGTGATGTGTAACGGGGACATAAATAGTAATTTTTTAAGTATCTGAATAATTCATACTTTTTTGCTTTGTCTAAGTTCATATAGTGTAAAAGTAATATTTTTAAGTTTGTGGTTGTTAATATAGCTAATTAATTCTTTTTCTGTTTTATAGGTTGTGATTGATTTAAATAGTTGTTTGGCGTAGTTTAAAGCTGTTTGTTTGTCTGATTGCACCCAACCATTAAAATAGCTTTTAATTTGGATCATAGTTTCATAAGTGTGTGTTTCGTAGTATATTTGAGACATAAATAGTAATTTTTTTGGCGATTATTAAGGTTATCGCCTTGACCTTTTAAGTTGTAACCTTCTTTATCTTGCTTTGAACTGTTGAACTTCACAAAATTGGTGGAAGTAAGGAAGTGGTTTGATTTGGTTGGTTGGTGTAGCCGCCTTTCGGAAGTAACTTTATAAATTTATACAATATTTTTTATCTTGTCAAGAATATTTATGTAAAAGACTTAAAAAGGGCTATTATATAAGGATTGTTTAGCTTGATTGTTTCTATTTAATCATGTTTTTTTGTATTTATTTTTTGTTACTATATATAATAGAGTAAATTATATTTGACAAATAATAATATTATTAATAGAATTATTTTTAGCTTATCTTTTTAAGCAAATTTTAAAAAAATTACTATATGAACATCTTCTACAATTTAGAGCGTTTTACCGCTTACATCACCAGCCAAGACAAGCTAATAGTCGCAAGACTTAACCCTAAAACTGGCGAGCTTTTCGAACTAGACAACTGGGTAGATGATAACAATTTAAAGGGCTTTGATTCTTTAGACTTAGCTTTGAAAGCAGTTGAGTTTGATTGCGTTGATTATTTTGATGCTGATTATTTTATAGGCTCAAAAAATTATTTTTCTAAAGTCTAATTTCCTTTTTGACGGTTTATTTATTTAAACCGTTTCTAAAGTAAATTATTTTACTTAAATTTTTAAAAATCACTATGTTTTACTCAACAGATCAAACAACTTTTAAAAAGCTTCTTTTTTACACTGTAAAAGATTTGCCAAATGTTTTTCACTATTTTTATCTACAAAATTTCAAAAAAAGAATCTGGTTTTATGATGAAAATATGAAGTTAATCGCTTTTATAAATTAATTTCCTTTTTGACCTCACTTTCGGGTGGGGTTTGTAAAGTAAATTATTTTACTTAAATTTTTAAAAATTACCATGTCCACACTTCACAACACAACCCTGTCATTTTCGTTTCAGGGTGAAAATTATCAAATTGAAATTGATAAAATTGACACAACAGACACAGAACTTGACTATTGGTACGCTTTCACAGATTCAAAAGGTAAAGTTTTTAATATCAATATTTGGTTTTGTAATAATGGTTTTTTTGAAATTCCTTTAAGGTTTTCAATTCTTAAAGATTACAAAGTCAAAAAAGGAGATGATTTAAAAGTTTTAAACTAACCTTTCAGAACCCCTTTTTAGGGGGTTTTATAAAGATTTAGTCTTTTGATTTACAGTTATTTTAAGCTAATTCTAAACTTTTATTTCCATTAGTTATTTGTGCCAGCACAGTTTTACCCGCCGTCAAAAAGTGGGTATATGTGCCGTCTCGATTGTCCACGGTTGACACAGCCGAGGTTATCACAGCACTGATTGCCTTTGATTTGGCTACCCCAGTGTTGGCTAGCAACTCCGACATATCCTTTGAGATGTAAAAGTGGTACAGCTTGCCCGATCTGGTCAGCCCTTCTGGCTTGCGAGGGCTTAGCTCTTTTGCTCTTGGTTTCCTGGGTTTTAGCTCTTTAGCTCTTGGCTTACGAGGTAATTTATCCTTACCTCTTTGCTTGCGAGGCGACTTGTCTTTGCCTCTAGTTCGCCTTTGTGGTGTTTGATCTGTCATAGCTAACTTACTAAATTACTTTTTAAGTAATGTCAAAATATTAAAACTAAATACTTATTTAATCAAACATTAAACATATTAGTTGACAAAAGATTACACTTACTGTACTATAAATACAGTACAGTTTTTAGTAATTCTGTATCAAATACCCCTCCTTTGAGGGGATTGTTTATAGCCGTGAACTGGTTTTACCCTTGACAATACTATAGCCGTGAACTGATTATATGAGTATATGAATGTTTATAAAAGTTTTCACGATTTACCTTTTAATACACTTGACCCCGTGGCTTATGCGGTCTTGTCTAAGCTTGTGGCAAGACTTACAAACAAAACTGATATAATCAAAGTTAATAATGAAGAATTAGACACACTATTCAAAGGCAAAAAACCTATTGGCAGAGATAGGATTGATAAATATATTAATGAATTAGTAGCTGGAAAATATATCACTAGAGACCAAAAAAGAAATCCACAAGGGCAATTTGATTACAACGAAATCAAGGTAATAACAAATTTAGTTGAATAGCCGTGAACTGATTTTAACCAATAACCATTTAAAAAATATGTCCGATCAAATTAAACCAATAAGCAGCAAAGAAACTGTTGAAGTAATTAAATTTCTAGTTCAGTATGAAAAAGAAAAAGTCTATGACTCTTTAAATAAAATAGATAACATTAGAAATACTGTAAATAAATTTTACCCTTTTATTTTAATTGCTTTAACTTTAAGATTAGAAAGTTTTGAAAATATACAGAAAATAATTGCTTTGATTTTATTTTCAATTTTAACTTTTGTTTTAGCTTGGATAAACTGGGATATAAGCTTAGCTAGTGGTTTTTCTGGAAAAAGTATTATGGAAGAGATTTATGGGGAAACTAAAACTTTAAAGCCAAATTCTTTTTATAATACAAAAATAAACAACAAAGAAGAGCTTATTTGGAATTATACTTTAAATGGTTATTTATCAAGACTTAAAGACACTGAAGATAAAATACAAATACTTTTTGAGTTAAGAAAAACTTTTTTTATTGTAGGTTTGGTTTTAAGTTTTTTAATGATGTTTTAGTTTAAAAAATGGACACAGAGAACCTAGACATCTATTATGAAATATCACCTGAAAAGTTAAAGGAATTAAACAAAACTTATAGATTAGTTAAAGTTTCACCAACTCAGACAAAAGATATACAAACTATTTTATCAAATAAGTTTCCTCTTTGTTTAATCGCTGGGGCTAGAGACTCGGGTAAATCGGTAAGTTTGTATTTAGTTATTGCATATATTCTTTTAGGTGGTTTAGGCAAATGGAAGGCTAATATTCTTTTGATGAGAAACACTAAAGAATCCGCTAAAAAAACTATTTTTGATGGTGTAGTTAAATCAGTTTTAGAGTTTTTACAAATTGATTATAACGAATTAAAACAAAAAAGCTATGATAGAGGTAGAATTACAATAAATGGTCACCAAATCCGTATTGACTCCTTCGATGTGGACGCTAACAACTCGGCAAGGTTGAAAGGCTACAAAGATATTACTCATGTTTTTGTTGAAGAGTTTGCTGAAGTTATGCGTTGGGATATGTGGAATCAGCTTTGGCAAACAATCCCTAGGTTTTTTGATTTAACTTGGCAAGAAACTGAAGCTTATCAGTCCACTACGATTGATCAAGTTACTGGCGAATCTTACACCCAAACCAAATACCGAAAGGTAACCAAAGCCCAAAAATGGAGGGGTCAAGTTATTTGTGCTTTTAACACACCCCCTTCAAATTCTCCAATCTTAAATGATTTTTATGATTTAGAGCTTAGCGAATACGACGGGTTTTACCACATGAAACCTAAGTCTGGGGTAATTTTAGAAAAGGATTATAACACTGGTGAATTGTTTCCGCACCCTGACGGCTTGAAATACGAAGATTTAGGCTGGCACTATTCTTTTTCGACTGTTTATGACAACACAGTTTTGCTTGAACAATTGAGAGAGGAAGGTGGGGAAAGAGCAGTGAAATTGTATTTATACCAGCAACACACACGATATAAAACAACTGATCCGTATCATTACCTAACTAATACTTTAGGTTTGGTTGGTACTGGTCGGAGCGGTAGAGTCTTTAACAATTGGGAAAGTATAAGTTTGGAAGAGTACAAAAAGATTGAGGCTACTGAGTTTTACGGAATTGACTGGGGTTTTTCTGGCGAAGGAGACCCCTCCGCTTTGACTGCTGTCAAGCATGTTCCAGCTCAAAAACTAGATGAGTTGCCTTGTATTTACGTCAATAATTTATTGTACGAAAAAGGGCTGTCTTTACCTGATTTAGTCAAAAGAATAATGCAAAGCGTGCCAAATTATGCTAATGTTGACTTTTATATCGATCACATGCCAGTAGCTAAATCAGAGCTAATTGACAAAGGGTTTAGCCCTAGTTATATACATTTAGCTGACAAAGGTTCGGGTAGTAGGGCAACAAGTGTGAGCTATATTGCTGGTAATTTTAAAGTTTATTTTGTAGATAACAAAGTATTACAAAAAGAAGTAGAAAAATATAGATGGTTACTAGATAGAGATGGCAGACCAACTGGTGAGCCTAGTGATGGTGACGATCACATAATTGACTCAATTAAATACCCAGTTTATACCAAATTACACCCTAAGCAAAATGAAAAATCAAACTGGTGGAAAGAGTATTATAGGCTACTTGCACAGGCAGAGGCTTGACATACCTACAAAAAACCTAAAACTTGCTATTAAATGGAGATAAGCACCCGAAACTGGATAGAAAACTTTAAAAAAGGGCAAATGTATGATAACGGATCTAGTTATTTTAGCACCTCAAACTATAGTTTTGATGTAAATAGCTATGGCGTACAAACCGATACAAGGTTTGATCCACAGACTGTCACTGCTCTTGCAATGGCTGAGCCTGTGTTCATCGGGATTTTTACCAAAATTGCTAATGCCATCAAAAGTTTAGACAAAAGTGTCTATGAAGTAGATGAAGTAGATAAATCTGGCGTACCCGTTAAAACTAAAAAAGCCAAAAAATTATACAAATGGCTTAAAGAAGCTGGAATGGAAAAGGTTTTAGAAAAAATGCTTGTCTCAGCTTTTGGCACTGGAATGGGAGGTGGGGTTTGTTTCCCAACTAAGAAAAACGGCGGACTGGTTTTTAGGTTTGAACCATATATTGTAGAAGGAAGGACAAGGGTTGGCTTTTATGGAGACGATGGAATTAATAACGAAATCACAAAAGTTGTAATTTTAGATCAGTATGCACAAGAAATCCCCGACTATACTTTTGAAGGTTCGAGACTAAAGAAATATGTTTATCACTTTCAGTATGTCAACCCAAACGGAACAGAAGGTTTTGGGTCAAATGGTTTGATTGGAGCAATGCGGGCGATGTCTTTAAGGAGGGCTTTTGATCAGACCAACGAAGCGATGGCAAAAAATGGATTAAAACAAAGTTTGATAGCCTCTTTAGATGGAAAGGCAATGAGTGAGGCTGGATTAAGTCCGAAAGAAATTGTGGATAGTCGTGTTAAAGCTAAAGAATTATTGCAAAATAACACAGGGATTAGAAATGCTGGCGGAGTGATGTTTATAGATTTACCATTAAATCTTAAAGAAATTTCTCTAAATAACTCCCAAAATAGAACAATCGAATACAAAAAAGCAATTGAAGAGGATCTTTGGCTAACAATGGCAATGGATAAAGCAAACTGGCTTGGAGGGAATGCTAAATATTCTAACTTGGAAGAAATCTCTGACAACCAGTTAAAAGATTTAAGGTGGGTTTTAAAGTGTATTCATAATATGTTTGAGTGGTGCTTGTCTTTCCACCCAGAATACGAGGAAGGTCGATTTATTTTTAGGACAGCAAGAGAAGTTACAGCTGAAGAGATTAAAATAAGAGAAGCTAAATTAAAGGAACTAGCAATGTATGCTAATAATCTCAAAATTCTAAACGAAACCTTTAGCTCGCTTGGTCATAGTGTATTGCCTACCGAAGAGAAAATGGCAACTATGCTTACTCAAGGCATGCTTTGGCACAAAACCTCAGAGCCGATAATTCTCAAACCTGCTGACACTGACGGGGTGGCAGATGACTTCACCCAAATTACAAGTGCTGAGTCAATTAATCGTAGCAAACCAGATTTTATGGACAACTTAAGAAAAAGAGTTAATAAAAGTTTTGAAAGCGTTTTAAATTCTTAACAATATGAATGATAAAAAAATATTAAAATATGCAAAAGAGCTTGGGGTGACTCCAAAAAGACTCCAAGAAATCATTGATGATATGACTCCAAAAAGACTCCAAGAAATCATTGATGATATAAACTTTTTAACTGACGATGAAGAAGAAAGTTTAAGCCTTGCCATGAAATCGCCAAGATCGAAGCCGATGAACGCTAAAGAGATGATGAATTGGTTAGAAAAATAATCAGAAAATAAATGTTTCCCAAAGTCCAGTCCAAAGGTTTAAATAAAACTGTCTTGATAAATTTACACAAAGATTTACTAAGTGAGGTTATAAATACCCGTGAACTAGAAATCAGCGAAGAGGTTTTAGCAAAATGTGCTGAGTTTTCTAGGTTACATAGTCAAGCAATACTCTTTGGGTTACAAGATTTAGGCGAAATTGATTCTAGCCTCAAAACTTCTATTTATAGGAACTTTGACCACTCTCATGACGGATTAAATGAATTTATAAAAAAAGAGGCTATAAATCGAAATGCTGAAGCCTTTTCTGATTGGCTTGTAGAAAAATTTGAGTTTGCTAGAGATTTTTTTATTCGTGCTACAGATCCAGAGGTTGCTGACGAAGTTGAGCAAAAATTCATTGATGTTTTGGATTTGCTGGAAACTTTTTTACAAGCCGAATTTGCAAAAACTTTGTTACCACTTTTAGAAAAAATTGAAGATGAAACTAGATCAGAGCTTTTGAGAATTTATGGTTTAGAAATTAGCGATAAAGAAAAAAAGAATTTAGCTTTAAAATTTTTAAATAAAAAAGAAGTAGAAAGCGTGGATCTTTTCCAAGGTGAAGTTCAAAAGAAATTGAATGATAAAACATTTGAGCAATTTTTAGCAATTTTAGTAATTTTAAATTTACCAAAACCCAACAAAGAAATCTTGGAATCTGAATTATCCAGAGCCAATTTTGGCTATCTCTCAAATATCAAAGGGTTTTTTTGGAACTCTTTTAGGCGGGTTGGTGAAAAAATGTTTGATAACCTTGCTTTTAAAAGATCTTTAGAAACTGACCAGGTAGAAAATACTAAGTTTAACAGAAATGATTTTAACCTTTCAGTGCTTGCACATGCCAGAGCCTATTTTAGAGCTTTAGTGTATCAATCCAGCAAATCTAAAACAGATAAGTTTAAATTGGTTGTAGCCCCAAGTTTATTGCCAAATCTAAATCCTTCAGGAATGACTAACAAATATTTAGGTCAAATAAAAACTTTTGATGAGTGGGCAAGGATAAATGGAACTGAAAATATAAATGTTGTAGCTGGTTTGGGATTGCACCATGGAAGCTTGGAGTATTATTACCCTGTTATTTGACACAACCCCATTTTGATATTTTGATTTAATCAATGCCTTTTCAAGCTCGATTATACAAGAATCAATCACCACAATCCTTATCTACTATTGCCGTTAGTCCAGGAGATACTTTTGAACTTATTTTATGCGGTTTAACAAGTTTATATCAAAACGCTGTTCTAACCTTTTCTTGTAAGCCAGGAAGCTTTAAAAATAATTTAACTGCTATAGCAAACGACCTCCCTGCTTTCCCCTCAACATCTAGTTTATCAATTACTTTACCATCTAGTTTTATTAATTCTCAATATACAATTGATTTAGTTCCGACTCAAACATCTGCACTCAGCTTAAACACTACTTACGCTTTAGAATTAGAATTTTTATTAACTACTGGAGAAATAGAAAGCTGGCAATTTGTTTTCAAAATAGGTCAAGATATTGTAGGCAATACAACTCCAGGAACGGCTGGTGTAAATAATCGTAGGAATTTGGGTAGTTTCTCAACTGCACCAAGTACAGCAGTCCAAGGTGATTCTTATTACAATACAAGCTCAAGTAAGTATTTTGAGAGAATAAATGGAGCTTGGGTTGAATTTGTTAACAACAGTCAAAGTTTAGAATTCAATGTCAAAGATTATGGAGCAGTTGGCAATAATTCAACAGACGATACAACAGCAATCCAATCAGCTTTAAATGCTTGTAATACTGCTGGTGGCGGAACAGTGTATTTTCCAAAAGGAATTTATATTGCTAATCCTAACACTGGTTTAAATGTTTATTCTAACACAATTATTAAAGGTGATGGGGCATCTACAATTAAAGTTAAAAACGCTACGAATCTTGATGGTAATCTGTTGCGAATTGAAAATAAAACAAATGTAAAAATTGAGAATATCGCATTGGACGGAAACAAAACAGGTCAAACTGGATCTACTAATTATGGTTTGTATTTGTCTGATTCTTTAAATTGTGTAGTCGATGATGTAACTACATTTAATTTTAGTGGAGTTGGAACCCAGATTTATGATTGTGATGATTGTGTGGTAACTAATTCTACTAGTTATAGTAATGGTTATCATGGTTACGAAATTGAACAATGTAGAGCAACGGTAGTTACAAATAATATAGCCTATAGTAATACTAGACACGGTTTTTACCTCGCACCTGGAGAAATTAGTGGAACTGGATCAAAACAATGTGTAATCTCTCATAATATTGCACGAAATAATTCTCAGTATGGGATTTCTGTAGGTATTTCAGTTATTGGTAGTACTTATTTAACCCAAGGGTGTATTATTAATTCTAACCAAATTTATGAAAATTCTCACTATGGAATTAGCCTTTACCAGCAAGATCAACAAATAGTACAAAATAATATTATTCGTAATAATGGTTTTTCTGGTATTTATTTATATCAATCTAGGTTAAATAAAATTGAAGGAAATTATCTCCAGAATAATTCCGCAAGTTTAAATAATGGATACGATGAAATTCAGATTGAAGGTGGAAATGACGGAACTGGAAGCCAAAACAATACAATAGCCTATAATACAATTATTACAAATAACGGATCTGCTAAAGCCAGATATGCAATTCGTGAAGCTCATGCTAGTGATAACAGCAATCAGATAGTCTATAACTCAGTTTTTGACTCTCCAGCAACTGGTAGATACCTGCTCAACTCGAAATATATTGAGTATTCAGGGAACTACATCAACACCAATACCCCTCTACAGACTAACTCTGGGGCTGGTCAAGCCGTACAATCTGGATTTGCTGGGATCGATGGAGAATTCGGGATCATGAGAGTAGTCAATAATAAGGGTAATGTACCTACTCAGTATGTCAATGCTGGCACTGGCAACCAAGAGTGGTACATCAATGGAAATCTAAGAATGCAAATCAGCACAAACAGGATCAAGTTTTTTAATCTCCCAACTTCATCTACTGGTTTATCCGCTGGTGATGTCTGGAATGATGGAGGAATTTTAAAAATCGTTTAATTACCTCTTAACCAATATCACCACCAAAAACACCAAATTAAATACAAAAGACAAGCAATAATCTAAAATTAACATTTTATTTTGTGTTTCTATTGCTTGCAATAATAGTGGTGTCGTACCAACTAGTATAGCTATTTGCTTATGTGGCGTGTGCTGGTCACTACCTCAATCTTTCGCAAAATCTAAATGTTCAAGTAACTCTTCTAAGTCATATCGATCAACATCTTATTTAAAATTTCTTCTTCAATAATTACACAAAGCCGATCCCAAACAAAACATAAGCTAAATTCCCATTCTCGGAATCCAAAGCTTTTATGCATGGGAATATGTCCCGACATTCCAAACCAACTTGGAATAAATTGAAAATCAAACCAATATACATTGTCGATGTAACCAACATAAGTTAATCTCTGATTGTAATAAGTTACTTTATTGATTTTAAAGCAAATTTCCCTTCCAGTTTCTTTGTGGTTGTTAAGCATAGGTTATTTATTACAATTTTCAATAAATCTTTCTAACTCTTCTTTTGCTCCAATTATAGCTTTTTCTAAATCTCTGTCATCAAACCACATAGGCTTTTCTGGCAGGGAAAAAGAGCCGTCAAAAACATATCTAGCTCTCCAAAAACTGTGCGGATAATCTGGAGAATTTTGTCTGCCTTCGTAGTGGTCATCAGACTTTTCAATTACTAATTTAAAATTATAAATAGAATAATGTGGGGTTGTGCAATATTTGCAAGGGCAAGGGGTTTTAATTCTTGCTTGTATTGTTGCGGGTGCTAGGGTGTTGTAGTTGGGCATATTATAAATAAGGTTTTACATGTTTAAGGTATGCTACCCAAGGTTGAAATCCTTGCTCTCGGTAGATGTCTTTGATAATACTGATCTGATTATCAATGTTATGTAGCCAAGTAATTTTCTTTACATTACAAGGGTCTTTAGGATTTTTAGAGTCTGCAAAAGTGCAAGCTTCCCCTCCTAATTTTGTGATCCGATTTGCTTGGTAAAATGTATTTATCATAAACAAACCTGCGTCCACGCCAGCGGAATTATCGCTTGCATAATCACACTGTCTAGCTTGAGCTTGTTTAGCATTAGTTGACCAACAAGGGCTAACTGCATTAGTGATATAATCACCACCTACAACGCCGTTTTCATGATTAAGAGTTACGCAAGCTATAACTTGTGCATCTGCTCCAAATTCTGCAAAGGCTTCGATAAATTTCTTACCAACTTCTTTGGAGTTACAAATATCCCAGTGGGTTTGACCTGTTTTATTATTGAACCATTTGTCTAGGTATTTTGACCTTTCTACAACAGGTTTTGGCTCTTCCTTAGGCGACTCTGTTTTGTCGTCCTTAACAGGTTCTACAACCAGCTCTTTCTTAGTTTCTACTGCTTGAACTGGTTGGTTATCTTTTAAACCAGTCTCTAGCTCATCAATTTTAAATTGGATTTCAAGATTTTTGATTTCAGTTTCCTTACTTTCTTTTTTGAGTTTGTTTATCTCATCTTGCTTTTTCAAATCGTCAAGCTCTTTTTGCTTTTCTGATCTAAGATCTTCAAAATTTGCTTCGGCTTTAATAGCTAACTTGTTTTGGGTTTGTTTTGTTTGTTCTGAGTAATTTGCAAAGGCAAGCATTGCGATTGCTCCTACGATACAGATTATTATAGTTGTGTTTTTGTTTAAGTGAATTTTAGACATAAATTTTAAATTATTTTTTCGATGTTTTTAGTTTGTTTAAATTATAATATCTGAGTATTGTTTGAGTTCATCTTGGCTGTATTTTGCCAATATTGTTTCGGCTGTTAGCTCAGACATAAAAGTATCTTTGCTACTACCATAAAGATTATGTTTGTAAATTTTATCGTTATTTTGAAAATATCCAATGTGCCATTCTTTCTCTATGCTAGGGTGTTCAACTGCATTCAACCTATCAATCTCATACTGAATTTCAAGCTGTTTTGAAAGCATTTTGGCTTTCTTTTCGGCTAGGTCGGGGTCTTCTGGTAGGAAGATTAGACCTTTATGTAAATCCTGGATAAACATTTCTTCGAACTTTACTTCGTCAATTTTTTTGTTGGAATACAGATCAGCAATAAGTAAAATCTCTTGCCCTTCCTCCAGCCCACTAATTACACTTCCATCAGGTCGCTTTAGGATTTGGGGTTTTTCGTGTTCGATTTCAAAATCCTCTGGGCTTTCTAGCAAGTAGCTTTCTGTTGACTCTTGATCAACTTGCATAGGTTCTGGAGCGTTGCTACAATAACTATCTAAAGCTTCTTGAAATTCAGCAAAAGTAAAAACTTTACCTTTTTTATAAAACCAAAAATTGGTTTTAAGTTTAATTGATTTAATTTTAGACATAAATATTAATTATTTTGATTTTCAAAATCTTGTTTTGCTAGATTGTTTAAGTCGTCTGCTTCGACTGTGTTTGGTAGGATTACATCTAAGTAATCGTCTGTGTATGAGAACATATTTGTTTTTGTTAAAATATTTATCAGAATTAACTGATACATTAATTAAACCACTACTTTTTAGTATTGTCAAATATATCTATGCCAACGCCTATTTGATCAAGCTTTTTAGCTATTTCATTTGCTTTCTTTTGTAACTGTAGATCAAATTTGTTTACGTCATCAGAATAAGCTTTTTTTAGATTATTCATAACTTCAGATACTAAGTAATATCTTTCATGGCGTACTTTGATGTACTGGAGACCTTTGATTGCTTTAGTCCAGAGTTTGTAATTAAAGTGTTCAAAAAAGGCGGTGTAGTTGATGTATTTCATACTTATTTAAGATTTTTTAGTGATTGTAAATTCTTCAGATAATTGCTTGATTAAATCTTGCCACTCTTCAGGGTATAATTCTTGTAAGCTTGCGTTTGTAATACTACAAATAGTCGCTAATAGCTCCTCTGTATTTAATTGATTAGAGTCTGGTTTTTCGGTCATATTTTAAATTATAGTTTTTTTAAAAAGTATCGTATTCGCAAATCAAAATAAATTGATCACCTTCACGCTTCCAGAATTGATAAACTACTCTAAAGACATTGTCTGTAGTTCCGTCACCAACTTTTTTTTCTGTTTTGTAGACTAGTTCTAGCATATTATATATTACGATTATTATAAAGTTTGTTTATATCAGTATTAGGATTTATTGGTGGTAAGCTTTTGGAAAGTTCTTTTTGCTTGTTTAGAAAAGTATTTACTCTTTTATTTTTACTAAAAGATTTAAGACTTCTAGCTTTAAGCCATTTAAGGTAGCCGATGGGGTGGAGGATTTGTTGGAGCATACTAGAATAAATTACTTTTGTTAAATTCAACTATTTGATTCCAAATCTCTACCTGATCGTCAACTTCTTGACCGTCAATGTATTTGGCTTGTTCATTGATTAGCTTTTGGAATTTGCCTGTATTTTCTGATGAGTATTTGAAAGCTAGGATCTTTTTTTGAAGATTTAGAGCTTTTTCGGTGGTTTGTGGGTGCATATTAAGCTAAAGGCTGGAAGTTCTGAAATTGAGTTGTAAGGTTGTCTAAATATTCTCGGCATTTGTCTAGGTACTTATAAACTTTTACTGTGTCAATTTTTCGAGATTCTAATTTAAAGATTTTTATTCTTTTATTTTTTGGGATTCTATCAAAATTCAAGTTAAAAAAAGTCTGCTCAGCTTCTTCTAAATCAATTGTGCTTGACTGAGCATAACTAATAAACTCTTGATCATAGCTTGGCAGAGTATAAGCCACAAAGCCTTGGTTTTTACCTGTTAATAGCATATAAGCCCAGACTTGATAAAAATAGTCTGTATGTGCTTTCTCTGAAGTTTTTGACCAAAAAGTTTCCCAAGATTCACAAGTTTTTATGTCAATTACAGATTTTTGAGTAATTAAATCTGGTTCACCAGTAAAATAATCATTTTCAAATCTTTCAGTATTTTTAACTAAATTTGTTTTAAAAACTTGGTTGACTAAATCAATACTTTCGTCTTCTTGGTTTTTACCTCTTCTTACTGCTTTTGATTTTAGGACTTTTTTGATTTGTAAAGTTTCAAAATTCCAAATCTTATGGAGAACTGATTTTGAACCTTGAGTAATTTCTAAAATGGGATTGTTTTTGGCTTCAATTTTAGCCTCAAAATCTGCTAAAGTGGTAGTTTGTAAATCTGTTAATTTGTCTTTAGATTTTAGCTTTAGATAAGTTTCGTTTTGTTTATCTTCTTTGGATAAATAACTCCCAATTAAATCACCCAAATAATGACATCTAAATTTATAATCTCTAAAGTCCATTAGCTTGATTCCCCCTACATTATTTGTAGGGGTTAGGGGATTTGACAAAGACATACTAAAAAGGCATTTGCACTGTTATTTCGTCCATGTTAATTTCTGGCATTTCTGAGCTTGCTTTTGCTATAGGTTGCGGGATTGACTGTTGAATAATTTCGCCTCCGTCAATTTCTTTCGAAAAATAGGCTTGTAAGTATTCTTGTAGTTCCTTATCTAAGTTAATTGCTTTTTCTAAAATATCTTCTCTTTTTTGAAGTTTTGTAATTTTAGGTTCATAGTATTTTGTAGCACCTTTTTTCTTAATTTCTGGGTTTTGTTCTAATAAAATTACTTCTCCAGTATCACCAATTTTTGCTTCAATAAAAGGGCTTAAAGAGCTTCCATAAAATTTAAAATTTACTAAATCTAATTTTGTATTTTCTTTATCTCCAGAAATTAAAACTGCATAAACGGATTTAGCATATTTGCCACCCATTTGTACTATTTGTGGTTTGATTGTTTGGTACAACCCTTTTGCTTGTACGCCTTGTTTAGTTTTTACAAAAAACTCTTCTTTTGCTGTTAGTCTAACTTCGTTTGACCAAATTCCGCTTTGCATTTCATCACTGTAACCTGTAATTGTAGAAAGTTGGTCTAAAACTATAATATAAAGTGGAGACTCTAGCCTAATATCTTCTTTAATTTCTTTGTTGTAATATTTAAAGTAACCTTCGCTTCCTTTCCAATCAATAATTTTGGTTGCAGGATTTTGACTTGTTTGTGGGTTTGATAAAGACATAATAAAAATTTAGCATTAAAAGCTAAAATCTGGAGGCAAGAGACTTGCACTCTTGCAAAGAACCCACTCTAGATCTCGGTGCCGTTCTAGCATGTACGCCAGTTGCTTGTGTTTATATTTCACCACTCCAGATTTTAGATTTCAAGCTGTAAAAGGTGAGCTGGGCAAGATTCGATACTTGCAATATTTTCGGGTAGGTACTTTTTCAAGATTTAAACCCCTAAGCGTCTACTTCCGCCACCAGCTCATAATTAGTTTAACGACTTTTACGGTCGGCTGGTTAGTTTAAATAACCATATAATTTATTGTTAAAATCAGCTACTTTTTGAGCTTCTTCTTCAGTTTCAAAAAGTGGAAATTCTAAAACAGTGCTAAGGTTAAGATCAGTTTTATCAATATGCCTTACCCAGAACTTTTTAGAATCTCGAGCTGTTATGTGTTGAACATAATAAACAAAGTTGGTGTTAAAAGTCATAAAATTAAATTTGAAAAATCCAAGGTAAATATAAAAAGAAAGCAAAAATACCAACTAAGATTAAAAAACTTAGTACATTAGTTGCCCATTCAGGAGGTGAAAATTTAAGATTCATATTATTGTTTTTTGGCTAAAATTTGCCCCCAAAGCCACGATTGAGGGTGATTAGTTGAATATTGACTCCAACTAGTTATCAAATCGTTATTTTCATAAATATTAAAATTAAATGTATCTTGTAGCATACTATTGTTTTTTAAGATTATTATAAAGTTCTAACTCTAGGTCTGTTAATGTGTAGGTTTTGTTGCTGATTGTTACTGTATTAGACATACTTATTGATTGTTTTTAATAGATTTTTTTGGCTCTGTATAAATAATTGAATTTCTAAAATAGCTTCTTCAATTTCTACATATTCAGGCTTTGCCGATCTGTCAATTAACTCATCGTGAGTATAGCCAGCCTCGCAAGTATAAGATTTGTATTGATAGCCATAGCCTTGCTCATCTAGCTTTTCAAGTTGATTTGTTAATTGATCTAAAGTAGAATCCAAATCTGCTTCAACATCCTCAAAAAGAGTTTCAAGAGTTGAGGTTGGTTTTTGGTATTGTCTGAATGTTAGGTTTTGCATATTATTATTTTTTAATAAAAATTTCTTTAGTAATAACTTTTGTAGTAACTTCAAAAGCTTCAATTGTATGCTCACAATCTTCTATAACCTGACCAGATTCGTTACCGTAATTTTTGGTTATAATATTTAATCCGATTATTCCTAGAGGAGTTTGATACACAACATCGTTTAGAGTGTACCATCTATGCTCATCTTCTGAGCCATCAATATAACCAACCGACTCAAACCAAAAATTATCTGGTGTTAAGTAACCAAGATCTCCAATTATTTCATCTTGAATTTCTTTTTGAATGATTTGAGCTTCATTTATCGCTACAATAAGCTTGTTAATTGAATTTACATTTGGCATAGTTATTATTTACAATTTTAATTTAAAGCTTGTTTTGCTTCGTTATACTGAATTTGCGTTAATTCTTTATAAGTTGCTTGTGATAGAGTTTTTTGTAATTCTCCAGATTGAAGTTTTTTAATATCTTTAATTTGCTTTTGCTTGTTTTCAATTGATCTTGTTTCTTTTTCAATTTGTTTGCTAAGGTCATCTATTACTTTTTCAAATTCAAATGAAAACTCTTCAATTGTGCAAGGAAACATTACTACATCTTTTTTTGATGTAATATTTGTATATTTTACTTCTACCTCATTGTAGCTTTTTTTATATTCTGTAGCTTGAATTACAGTATTTTCACCATCGTTATGTACTGAATTTACAATACCATAAATAGTTTTGTCTGAGTCATAACCGTCAAGATCAAATCTTTTATATAAATTGCCTGGGGCAACATTAACTATTCTGATTACATTAGCAGAAGTTTGGACGAGTTGTTTTGTGTTCATATATAATACAATTTTAATTATTTTGTAGCTTTTCACCGCTCTATCCCTAGAGTGGAGTTGCTTTAACCGATTAGAGCTAAAACTAGAAAAGCTGAGGGATTAACCTGTAAGATGATTAGCTAAGAAGTTTGGCTGAATCAATCGACTTACTGATTAACTGATTACAATTAAAACAAACAAATTATTTTCTGTCAACTTATAAGTAGTGACTTAGTATAACTATAAGTCTTTAATGCGATTAAATACAGTTTCTAGTATATCATCAACTACATTTTTAGGATACTTTTTTAGCAAAATATGCCTTGCTTTTTGCAATTCTTTTTCGATTTTTTTCAAACTAATTCCGCTGTTGACTTCTTGCTTTTGTATTTTAGTTTCATAGACTTTCTTTTCAACTTCTCTTGTTTGGCTGTATTGCGAAATAACTTCGCCTTTAGTTACATTGCCAATAATAATTCCATTACCGCCATTATCAAACAAATGTCGTGAAATTGGTATAAAAGCGTCACTACCCGCTAAAACAATAGTTTCTTGACCATTCTCTTCCGCTCCTCTTGGTTTAAAATCACAAGTTGTAGTTGTGTTAAGAATTGCAAATTTTCCAAAGCGGTCGTAGGGTTTTTTTTGATCAATCAAATAATTGTCCGCCATGAGATACATCTGATCACCTCTGTTTTTGTCTAGGTAATCTCTGATCCAGTCAAAATGACCTTGAGCTACCTCGTCCATCTCAAACTTATTTATTCTGTCATCGTATTGCTTTTTTACTATTTCCTTGTCTGTAACGCCTGTAAATCTATTAAAAACCCACTCTTCAAATTCTGGGTAAGGTTTGTGGGTGTTTAAGAATATTTCTTTACTTTCTCGAGTGACTCGATTTTCGTAATTAAATTTCTCTCGTTTTTCTTTTTTGGTTAGTCTAGTTAGTTTTTTAGTTTTGAACATACTATTTTTTAATTTTAAGGATTTTAGCTTTAAAAAAAGTCTCTTTGTAAATTTTGGTTGATTCACTGCTAACCTCTAAATAGAGATTTTGAAACCAAGTTTTTTGCAACCAACCATTGTCAAAACAAGCCCAAACAGTTTTGCCTACAAAATGAGGTGACATATCTGGTTCGATTTTGATGATTTTTGGCTGGTTGCCGTTTACAATTATATTTGCAGGCTCTCCGTTTGATCTTATTGTTATAAATTGCATACTATTTTAAAAGATTTAAATTATTATTTACCATAAAATGTTTGTGTGGTACTTTTTTTGCTTCACTATACCACGCCATAAGCATTTTTGAAAGCCTTTCAGCGTAAGTGCTTAGCTCCTTGCTAAACTCCTCAAAATCCATAGCTAAATACTTATTTTTAACTTCTGGATATTCTTGAAAGTGTTCTTGTATATTAATTTGCCAATCTTCTAATATTTCAAGATTTTGGCTGTCAACCCAAGAGAGGTTTTTAGTTGGGGTTGGTTGGGTTGTTATTTTGGGCATATTTTACTTATTACCATTTACAAATTCCACATAGAATTAAAAAAATCTCTTGCTTTTTTAATTGGTTCTTGTTGGGTTGGGGTTAGGTCGTGGATTGTTTGGTGGAGGGTGTAGGAGGACATAAGAGTTTAATAATTAGTTTTATAGTTTTTATGAAAAATAAATGTGTCTAAACCTCGAGAATGTTGAGATCTGTATAATATTTTATTTTTGCACATTTCTATACAAATTTTTCTCGTTTTATCTACTCTGTAATGCCAAGTTAAAGAAAACTCACCATGTTGTTTAATAATTGAAATAATTTTATCTGGAGATAAGATTAGTTCTGTTACTTTGTAGTTGGACATAAATTTGAATTGCTTTTAATAAGACACTACTTTAAAGTATTGTCAAATCTTGCCTTGGCTGAGTAAGTATTATATCAATTTACTTTTATCTGTTAAGATTTTAAAAATTATTATTGCTTGTTGTTTTAAGGTAAATTTTCCTAAGTGTGGTAAAATTCTTTTTAACCTTGTTATTTTATTATTCATAAGATTGGGTTGAAGGGTTGTAGCTTAATGATTCTTTTACAAAAAAGCCGAACATTCGGTCTTTTGCTAATTTTAACCACCTTTCGTTTTTACTGTTTTTGTAGATTAAAAATACTAAATCACTGTCTTGCTCTATGCTTCCAGATTCTCTCAAGTCTTGTATTTCAGGCTCTTCTCTAGTTAAAGAGGCTCTGCCTAACTGAGCTAAAATAATGATTGTTATTTTCAGCTCCTTAGCTAATAATTTCAATTCTCTTGTGATCTCACCTATTTCGATGTGGCGAGGTTTTGTGCTGTTTGTTTTGATCAATTGGAGATAGTCAACTAAAACAAATTTAAGATTGTTTTTAGTCTTTTCTTTTCTAATTGTAGTACAAATTTGAGCTAATTCAAACTGGTTATCTACCATTTTAAGGTTTAAATTTTCCATTTTTTGGCTTCCTATTGCGTATTTATCTGAGCTATATTTTGCTATTTTCTCTTGGGTTTCGGGGTTTCCTAAACTCATACAATCGATAAAAGACAAGCCAGATAAACTGGATAAAATCCTTGCGGACATAGTGTAGTTGTCCATTTCCAAATTAAAAATTAAAGTTTGATTATTTTGACTTAGATTTTTGACTAAACTAAAAAGAAAAGTTGACTTTCCAATTCCTGAGTAGCCTCCTATTGTACATAATTGACCTTCGCTAAAACCACCAAAACTAGAATCAAAATTACTAAATCCTGTTTTTGTAAGCTTGTTTAAATTTTGAGTTGAACTGGTTAAGCTACTTTCCACTACTTCTTGGATTGTCCTTGGCGTTGTCTCGTCCAATATTTGGGCTTTTTCTTCAGCCTCTAGTATCTTTGCCTTGGCTAACCTAAAATCTTTCAAATCTGCTATGTTTTGTGTGGTTCTAAGCAAATAATCTTCCTTCAAATGGTGTAACATTTCTTTTTCCTTGGTATAATGTACTGATTGAGCAATGCACCCAAGCAAATAATCTTGGCTATTTTCTAAGTTATCTAAATTTACAAATTGCCAGTCAACTACTCTATTTTGGCTATTCTCATCTTTTATTTTTTGGATTATTTTTTGGTTAATATCAGTAAAAAAATCAGATAAAAGCCGACTACTAAGTGTTTTTTGTTTTTCAACCGTGTCTGCTAAAAGCAAATTTCCAATTATTGTTTGTTCAATGTTCATACTTAATCAATTAAAATTACTTTCCACTGAGGTAAACACTCAGCATAGTAGGCAAGCTCTCTTTGTAGCTCCTCTTCGGTTGCAAACTTACTCCTACTCATTCGATAAACATTTTCTGGTTCTTGCTTATTTTCAACTTCACCTAAATTCAAAAGTTCTCCGATATAATCGCAGTCACCTTTCGAGTTTGACCTCCTAAACAAAAAGTCAAGTTTAGCTAATTCAGCTGATTCACCATTCTTGGGTTTGTTTGCCCACCAGTTAGGGTGGTTTAAATTTCTAATTGCAGTTTTGATTTCGTCTAGGTTGTAGTGTGTCAGCCAAAATTTAAAATTCTTTTCCCAGCCTACAGCGGTTTTGAAATTCTTAGAAAAAGTTTCGTTGTAAAAGTTTAAAATTTCTTGAGCCTCCAAATTAATCTCTACACTCTTAACAGGTTTATCATTATTAACATTCTTGTTATTGGCGTGCTGTTTGATTGTTGTTTGATTGCTGTTTGATTGTTGTTTGATTTCACTATTGATTGCAATGCTAACTAACTCATCATAGTTATTTATTGATATAATAAAGCCAAATGGCTGTCGATTGATTGCAATATTGATTGCTGAATTTTTATCGGAAAGTAATTTTAAACTTCTTTCTATTGTCGTTCTTGTAAAACCAACATTTTTTAAATTTGAAGATAAAAATAAAGATTGCCCTCTTTTAAGTTGGTAAGAAATGTTTTTATTTCCGTGTCTAATAAATTCAGGATAGGTCATATCCTCATTTCTTGCTCTTATCATTATTTCCATAAAAATAAGACGAGTTGCAGTGTCCATTTTAAGACACTCTGTTGTGATTGGTTGTTTCCAGTGCATAGGTGACGGTTTTACAGCTTTTAATTAGCTGAATGGAGTGTAGAAAACTCTCAGGATAACCGTCAAGCCAACCCTCAAATTACCTACCCTCTATTCAATTAACTAAAATCTACTTCCCTATAAAACTCTAATTATTTGTTTTTGTCAAAAGTTTATATTTACCTCAAACAAAAAGCCCTCGGCAAAGGCAGAAGGCTAAAAAGGAGTTACAGATATTCACCGCTTCCTTTTTGTAGTAATTGTTCAGTTACAGCCCAAACTAGAATAAGAGCTGTAGAGCCGTCTAGTTGATTTTTGTCATTGCCCACCTCTTTACAACTAGAAATTTTATAGGCTGGCAGAGCTAAAGTGGTATTTTCTAGCATTTAACCCTTTAGGATATTATTACAAGCTTTATATGCCTAGTTACCCAGAACATAAAGCATAGGATAGAACCCTATTTACTTGTATGCTATAGAATAATTTAAGGATTCAAACCTACGGCTAATCCAGACCGATACCCAGTGAATTCACCGTGTAATCTTTTTTAGTGTTAGTTAAAGTTGGTAATTTGTCAAAACTTCAATGCAAAATAATTATTTGACATTACTTTATGTATATTGTATAATCTTTTTATGTCTAATATTACACATGGAGATGTTGACTTGCTTAAAGTCTCTTCAATCCCAAAAACAGCAAAAATTCAAAACATCAAAAATAACCACAAAAATGGTACTGCCATTGAGTATGGAGAACACACTGGCAACGCCCATGTAATTACCCCTACTAAGGGTGGAATTGTTAACTTCTATTTTGACGATGTTAAGGCGACTCAATATGTAGAGGTCAAAGAAGCCCCAGCAGTTATTACGCATGAAGAGCATGCCCCTCTTGTAATTCCAATTGGAATCTACAAAAAAAAGATAGAAACGGAGTATGATCCATTTCTTAAAAAAATTAAAGAAGTCCAAGATTAATTTTATTTTTATGTCTAAAATTGAAAAATTAACGCCACAACAAGAAGCACAACTTAGTATTCATAAGAACAAGTGGCTTGATAAAATTTTTAACCAAAAATCAAAAAAAATTAATAAACAAAAAATGATTGAAGCTAATAATTGGCTTTATGAATTTTCTGGCTTAAAGCCACCTATAACAATAGTGGTGGACTCGCCTTTTGCTTGTCAGGTGGCTGCAAACATTTTAAGTAGGAATCAGGTTAGGAATCAGGTTAGGGGTCAGGTTGTGGATCAGGTTGGGGATCAGGTTAGGGGTCAGGTTTGGGGTCAGGTTAGGAATCAGGTTGTGGATCAGGTTAGGAATCAGGTTGGGGATCAGGTTAGGAATCAGGTTTG